CTGCTACACTACCTCCGGTACCACCGGTTCCGGACATTTCTTTTATTTTTCTTTTAGATTCTGTTATGTTCATTTTAAATCTTTTATCATATTCAGATTTAATCAATTTAAATAGACCGGGTTGTTTATCTTGTAATCTGTTACCTATTAAATAAACTATAATTTCTTCTTTAACCTCATCGCTTGTTTTGAATTTATCAAATAAATCTAACATTTTATTTAAACTATCAAAAAAAGAAACCTTTGCTGAATCTTTGCCATAAGTGGGAGATAAGGGATCTTTCCATTCGTTATATCTTTTTATTATAGAATTAATATATTTATCAAGATCATAATCATAAGCTATCTCGGCTGCTATTTTTTTAGGACTATCTTTCTCTATTGATTTTTGTTTTTGAAATCCTTTTGTATCCGGTTCTTTTTCATCTGGTTCTTTATCGGATTTACCGGTAAACATTTGATTTGATTTTTTTTCTTTTTGTTTTACCTCTATTCTATTTTTATTCTTTTCAAGATCTTTTATATTTGTCTCTAGAGAGATATATTGAATATAGTCTGCTATAAGATCACCATAATCTTCAAAAGGTTCTCTTTTTATGATTTTTATAATTTCATCTACAGTAACTGGCCTAATATTAAATAAATCTTTGTCTGATTTATCTTTATAATCATTTCCTCGTTTGGATAACTCGTATTGGCTTTTTGTGAGAATAGAATATTTTAAAACAAAAGATTCAACTTTATAAAAATATATTTTTGATAAATATATATCCTTTGGATCTTCGGGTATTTCTTCGCGTGGTTTAAAAACTACAAGTTTTCCTACACTGGCATTTATTTTTTTTGCTTCTTCTATTGTTAATTCTCTCATAAAATTAATCAAAACAGATGGCTGTTTTGAAGTTCTATGAGATTTAAATGAAATCTGATAATTATGTTTTTCAGTATTTTCCTTAATCAATTTCATTTTTACTATAATGATTTAAATTCTTTTATGAGCTCATAGTAATACAACAAATTGTGTATGTCTTTCTCACAGATTTGACGATTAGAAGGAATCTCTTCTATAAAATTTAAAACTTCAGAAAGTTTAACCTTTCTAACTTCGTCATTAAGTTTTTTAGAGTATTTAATAATTTTTTCTCTTACTTTTACAAACTCATTATTCATATATTCTTTCAGCTTTTCTGAAGTTGATATATTACTTATGTATTCTTTTAGTAAGTTCTTTTGATTATCGTCTAAGTTGGAGTATTTATCGTTAAATTTTTGAATTAACAATTTGTAGACCAAGGCCTTGGTTCCTTTATCGTATGAATTGTACTCTTCTATTATGGCATCTTTCTCTTCTTTATGTTCCGGAGTACAAATATCTTCCATAATAGAAAATCTATATTTCACATCTTCTTCTGGGTTAGGATCTTTGGAACGATCCATCTCAAAAAGCATGTATATCGAAGCTAGAGTTTTATAATTTTCAACTTTAGCTTTGAAAAATTCATTTAAATTATAATTTTTCTTAATATCAGAAATTAAATTATATTTCTCAGTTTTTAATTGAGATTTATTTAATTTCCTGTATGCCTCAATAGCAGCATTGATAACTATATTGGCTTTAGCCTCAGATAAATTCTTAGCATTTGCCAAAGTTTTATATATTTTAAACTCTTTAGCCAATTGATTACTATTATAATGCTTTTTAAGGATATCTACAGCTATAGATTCCTTGTTATTGAGAGTATCCGTAGTTATCTGACGCACTAATAGCTCAAATAGGATACCAGTATTCCGAATTTTATTGTGTTTCAAATTCATTTTATTATAGTCTTCTATAAATATTATTAAATATTATCTCCGATTACTTTTTCTTCATTTAAAAGGTCAGGTTCTTCATTTTTTTGCTCAAAAATCATTAATTTCTTCTTTTTACTGTCTTTTACCCTCTTCATAGATTCTAAAGCGTATGCGCTAGGTTTATTTTTATAAGTCAATTTACCATCATCGCCGTCTTTTTTCATTCCTGAAGATCCTAATGGATCTCTACCAAATGCGGATTTATCTGTTTTATAGATAGAAGCTTTTTCTTTCGGTCTTCCCATTTTTAATTGCTTATTAACATCTGAAATCTCATCATAATCATCTGGTACATCTTCTTTTCCACTAGCATTATTTTTATAAATCGAAGCCAAATCATGTGGCGTACCATAAGATTCTCCAGAAATGCTAGGATCGTTACCTTCTGTTTGAATTTGATTATATCTAAATGCTCTTTGCGCATCTTGTGCTATCAATTCTCTTTGTTCTAATATCTGCTCTTGACTCATTTGGAATATCTTATCCCCAATATAATCACTAGAAAATAATTTCTTTTCCATTATATCTCCGGCTAAAGCTACCTTTTCCTTCATTAAAGCAATCTTTTCTTGCTCATAAATAATTGAAGGGTTATTTAGTTTTAATTCAAAATTAACTAGTTCGGAATCTTCGAATCCCTGAACATACAAATGAATTAAAGCTATTTTTTCAAGTTCACTTAAAATGATTCTCTGAAGCCTTTCAATAGAACGGCTAAAACGAACATCTAAAGCACTGATAGTAGATTTACCATTCAATTCATCGGAATAGTTCAAAAATGATTTAGGTACTTTTAAAGCCCCTAACATTAAATCTCTTAAAAATTCAACGTCTTCTATACCTGCATATTCTAATCCTTTTGTGGTATCAATTTTTGTAGTATTGTCTCCTGGACGAACTGGGATATAAAAATCCTCTAGCATGTTTTGAACATTAAACTTAAGGTTATAGTCCCCCGTATTCTGATCCATAAATGGAGTTTTCTTCATTGAGTTAACAGTTTGTTGAACAAATGCATTAACTTCATTAGGTGGGATATTTCCTACATTTATATAAAATACACGCTTTTCAGGAGCTCTCATAATACGATGTAATAACATCGCATCCATCATAAGAATATACTGTTTAAAGTATTTACGAGCAGGTTCGATATAAGATCTGCCAAAAGGCAGATAGTTAGTATCAGTCAATAATCTAAAGTGTGCTATTTCAAAATTTTCAAAATATTCTTTATTTTTTGTTGCTGTTGTACCACCCGCTACTGATACCGGATCGTAGACAAATCTTATATATGACGGATTATTTGGGTCTTGACCTTCTTCTCTAATCATATCGTAAACAGATAATGGTCTACAGCTATAAACTCCGAATTTTTCTGCTATATCTAATTTCAAAAAGAAATCCCCATATTTACAGTTTGATACGAATACACCATTTCTGCTATATGTACCGTCTACATTATTGCTACATACTGCAAAATTATGTCTATCTTGTTCACCTGAAGGTCCTTCTACTTCCATACAATATGTATCTGATAGTTCATTCATATACACCACACTAACTACTTTATGGTTAGTTAATGCTTTTTCCGCATATATACCATCTTGTCTTTTATAATTATCGTCATTTACCGCTTTGCTGACAATAGACGCTACAAAACGATGATATTTCATACCTGTTGCTCTTTCTATCAATGTGCTGAAAGCGGTGATGTAAAAGGTCTTTTTAAAATCTCTCGTATACTCTGTATTGGCATTTGCATATAAAGATTCAAATGTTTTATCATTCTTTAGATATTCTAATAATTCAGTTATAGTTACATATCGGTCTTTATTCTGTATATATTGAGATATATATGCTATACATTCTGCGTCTAGACCAATCTTTACTATTTTTATTTTTCCTGTTTCCCAAGATTTTTTAATGCTTTCCGCTCTTTTAGAATTATGTTTTTTATGTTCTGGGCTATCATTATAAGATTTAAAGGCTTCTGGGTAAATACCTTTCATCGCAGAACTCATATCAGATTTTCTTTTATCAGACGTAAGCCATTTTTGTATAGATGATTTTCTTTTTTCAATTATTTCAGGATTTCCCCATAATACTTCTTTACATAGGTCAGTATGCAATTTGAGATGATCTTCGTATTTTAATCTTACCAGATTAGTAGGAGCATTGTTTCTCTTGTTGAAATCTATATGGTGAGTATCATATCTTCCACCTTCTTTAACTTCTTCTTTTATATTTCTGACATGACATTCATGTGCTATCAGTCTATGAGTAATATTGTATTTATCAGACATCGGATTGTATATCTTTTCATATCCTTCCATGCCATCGGCGGTTTTGGAACTTTTTTTGGTATAAAAAGGCATTAAACTGTTCCCTTCTTTTAAATCACAAGCTTGCACTTTAGTTCCGTCTCTCATAATAAACTTATGATCTGGAGTAGTGTCTAAATACGTACCGTCGTCTAAAGTGACTCTGACTATGGTAGTTTTTTCTCTAGTTAGTCCACACCATTTGATTTTACCTGGAACTACTTGATTGGTTCCTTCCTGTACTGAATACACCCAAATATCGCCGGAATCTTTGCTATTAAATTTATCAGATAAGTCTTTTATAGACATTTCAGTACCATCTAACAGAGGAATGATGGTATTTTCATGTAAACACATTGATCGAATCCACATAGGTAAATTAAATTCTATATTTAAAACTTCATAAAATAAGTTATATAGAATTCTTTGTATGTTTTCGTTTGAACTTCTAATAGTTAAAACCTCATCAGATTCTCCTTTTAAAGTAGATTCTTCACATAGAATATCTAAAACGTTAGCTATAATACCATCGGTATCCATAGCTTCGTAATCGGCGTATAATTGTAAACGTAAAGTTTGATAGTTTAACGTAGGGTTAAACTGCATTCTTTGTCCAGACTTGTGTAAACGAGTAAATCTATCTACTAAAGAATTAGTCTGAAGTTGTCCGAATGACTGTATTCTTTCCACATCCATTACACGCAATTGTTTACCTCCTACGTTTCTTATAATAACGTCAGTGGAGAATAAACGTTTCAATCGAGGAAAAAGTGACTTATCTACTGCCATGTATATCGGTAATTTAAATTTTATTAATTATTTTTATTTTTTGTATATATAAAAATACGTTATTAATATATATAAATATCATATTATTATATTAACCAAGTAATATCTTCCATCTGACCATTAACATTCATCTGGTATGGATTAGGTTTTCCTTGATTAAATCCTCCTACTGGTAAGAAAGTTGATGATTTTGAAATATTATTTAATACAGCACGTTGCATATCTATACCTTGAGAGCGATATTGAATAGCACTATCTCTTAAATATAATCCAATTGCGTATGCCATTACTAAATCATCATTATAACCGGTTTGAGCTTGTGGTTTTGCATTTTTCCATACAAAAGTTCTCATCTCATTAACAGTTCTTCTTGAGAATATTTGTATAGAATGATCTCTTACATAATTCTTCATTGCTAATAAAACTTCTGGTCTTGTTTTAGTAGAAGTAGTAAAGCCTGGTGTCATTCTTGATATATCGTATTCATAAAACTGAGTCATGTATTGACTCACATTTAATGTATCCCCTTTGGGTGAATAATAAATATTATTGTATCCTATCTCTAAAATAGCACTAATCGTAGCATGTCCTAAACCAGTATTTTCAACTATTAACAATGCTAAATTGTATTTAACAGCTAACGCTATAGCCATTTTAGATAAAGAATTTGTATCGGCATCGCCTTTATATTCTGCAGCCTGTGCGCCGCTATATGTGTCAATTATCTGAATAGTTGAACTATCAGATCCATCTCCTTTAGCGGTATCAACTACGGCCATATAATTGCGTTCTGGTATAGGGTGAGACCATATCCAGAGATCATTTTTAGGTCCTTCTGTAGCTATTGGATCTACAATATTACTTTCATAGTATTCTAGATGTTCATTCTCAAAATAAGTATCACCTGAGCTTAGGAATGAGCAATCGCACTCCTGAGCAGCCATTCTTTTACCTAGTTCCTTATCTTGTTTATCTCTCCATTCTTGATTTCTATCAGGGTGAACATTCCATGGTAATTTAATAGGAATAAAATCATTATCCTGCATTTCAGATGAATTCCATATCTGATGAAACCATTGTCCAATACCATTTGGTGTAGATAACACAATAGCTCTACCGCCGGTTGCTAATGTTTGTTGGGCAGATCCCCACAAATCTTCAGCGTTATCTATAAATGCAGCCTCATCTAATATAAGAACGTTAGCGGTATAACCACGTGCGCTCTCAGATGCTCCAGAAGCAGCTTTAATTTTTGATCCGTTGTTTAATATTAAACTTAATTTATTGTCTTCAGATGATGGTACTTTAAGCCAGCTAGGCAATTCGGCGTAAGCGAATCTTACTTTATCTACGATATTTTTAGCTTTCTCTTGAGTTGGAGCAAGAGCTAATATAGATTGATCTTTACTAAAAATCATTAACCATAAACTATATGCAGCACAAAGAGTTGTGATACCTAATTGTCTAGATTTAAGAATTATAGTTCTATCGTGTTTATTTAATAAAAATAGCAATTTATCTTGGAACAGATATGGATTAAAAAGCATCCTACCATTACTAGTCTGTATATATACATACTTTTTTAAAAAGTATATAGGGTCTTTAGCACATTTTATGTATTCGTCTCTTATTATGTCTTTAAGAGATACCGGAGTTCCTTCCATTATTTATGAACAAAGATATATATCGCTAAAGCTGCTATAGATAAAAAACTTAATTTATTTCTTATCTTCTGTTTAGCTAAATCCGCTTGTAATAAATTTAAAGATTTTGAATATAAACTTTCTTTTTCTTTATAAAGTTCTATATTAGCTTTATATAATCCTATCTGATCGTCTTTTTTAGATATGATAGAATCTTTCATTACTTTTTGAAACGTAATGGTATCAATATTTTCCAATAATAAAAGTCTTTCTTGTTTTAAGGCATCAAGATACAGTAAATCCTTTGCTATTTTTTTAGCAACGTTGATATGAATCTTTACAGTATCGTTATTTGGTATCTGTTGAGTCTGCGTAACGATCTGAGAAAAACTTTTCAAGGTTAAGAACATCATAACTATCAATGTTCTGAACTTGTATTTTGTAGGTTTCGTGAATCTCATTTATTTTGTTATTATTTTTATCTATTGATTTCTGTGAATTTTCAATAACATTTTCAAATACATTAATTTCTTGTTCTTTCATCTTAATAGTGTCGTCTCTTAAATTTATTTGACTGTTTAAACTATCAATTTGTTGTTTAAATTCTTTTTTATTAAAAGAAAATCCATTAACATTAAGAAAATAATAAACACCACCTAAGACAAAAATAAGTAAAATTATTTTAATAATTGTTTTTTTCATATAAATTATTTTATAGAATCTTCCCAAGATCTAAACATCATATTACCTCTAAGATAAGCATCTTCTTCCATTTTTTTAAGATGTTCATCTTTTTCGGCATATCTAGGATCATCTAAACCGGATAAATGTCTTTCATCAAACATTCCGGTAAGAAATTGATTATGATGAATAAGTTCGTGAGCAAAGCTACGTAAAATATCTTTAATATGTCTACCTGCTACAAATAAAGTTATAGAATTTTCTAAAGGATCATAAAAAGCAGTTTTTCCAAAAGGATCAGTCATATATTCTTCAGTTGCAGATATGTTTACTTTGGGTAAAGGTGATATTTCTATCCCATTACTTTCAAAATAATCACATATACTAGCAAGAAAAGGCACTATATTATGCCCTGATATTTCTACGTTTCTCTTAATTTTTTTATATCTATCTAATTCCATTATTTTGTTTCTTCTGGTGTTTGTTCTGGCGTTTCTTCTGGTGCTTCTTCTCCTTCAGGTTTTTCTGCTCCCGGTTCTTCTACCGGAGCTTCTGGGCCTGTTTTAGGTTCTTTCTCTGATTCAGGCGGTTTACCCACCGGTGATGTTCTTAAAAGAATATTAATATATTCTATAGCACTATCTATTTCTGATTGATTTGCTAAATCAAATTTTTTACCACTAACCGTTACATAAAAGTAATCTTTAGCTTTAAAATCTTCTGGATATTTTAATTGTAAAGGTGTAGGATCGTATTTTAAATCGAAAAAATTACCATTTGGTATAACAACTCTAAATGTAGTAGGTTTATATGAAATGCATCGTAGATCAGAAATTACTTCTCTTAATCTTTTTTTAGATTCCTCATTGAATTTATCAGTACCCGACATCAAATAATTCAATACTTTAGTTACCTTATTATTTGGTTTATCAAGTATTTTTTCTAAATCGGATTCAGAATAAATAGGAGTTTTTACTTCCTCTTCAGCCAATTTATCTCTAAATATTTCGTAAAAATTAGTTTTCATATATAAATAAATATATAATTTTTTAACTTAAATAATCGTGAAGAACTCCACCTATTGCGGATATATCTATTTCGATATCAGTTAATTGGGAAATATCAAGATCTACAACCTTGTCTGTAAAATCTATACCAACTATTGCAATGAAATTGTTTTTTATATCGTAAATTGGAAAAATATATGTGCTTTTAACGTTAGCACCTGGTACAACTGATGTTATACCTTCATATTGTTTTTCTTCAACCGAGGTATCTTTGATGCATATTACTTTACCTTTACATAAAGTATTTATTCCTTTGCTAAATAAACTTACTGGAATGTTTTGAAATTGGTGCTGACACGGTATCACTCCAGTTCTAAGAACTTCATATACCATGCTGAACTTTTGTATAGACTTTCCAGTTGGATAAAAATGACCTCCGTTATGAAATTGAAGAATCCATATTCTATCAGCATTAATATCATTTCTTACCGATTCAATTTTTTCATTAACCAATTCATTTGATTCAATATACTGATCTAAAGTCTCTTTTTTCTTTTTATCTGTAAGCAATGTCACATAATGAACCGCTATTGGTCCAACTATAGATGATAATACTGCGGTTCCTATCGCAATTGCAACTTCTATTGATGTCATTTTTTCTTTTTGGTCTTTTTCCAGAGATCAGAATCGGCTTTTCTAGCTCCACCCTTTCCTGTTAAGAATGAATTGACTCTTCCCATTGCCCATTGGTGTTGAGGTACCCCTGGCCTGTGGCCCGATTTCCAAGCATGCGCACCTCTTGAGTATACGGATTTTAATATTTTCTTTGATACTCCTGTTTTCTTAGCTTTATTTTCAATTGCTTTATCCACAGATGAATCTTTTTTTATTTCCAATAATATTTCCTTTATTATATTAATAAATTTCATTTTCTATATTGTTTTAAATTATTAATATTTCCTTGTGAATATTTTGGATTTCTACCTTTTATATAATCACCACCTGAATGTTTAGGTATTATGTGATGTTTATGTTTTATCATTATTTATGTTTTTCTGGAACCCACCAAACACAAACATATTCTGTTGCTGATGCGGGTATTTCTCCGTTACCGTGCCATTTTATGTAATAAGGCCCTTCACAAACTTTTTTTTCATCGTTCCATTTAGCACAGTTGGCGCACATGGCACCACCTTTAGGAACTTTTTTTGCTGGTTTAAAACCTTCGGCAAATTCAAAAGAAACATGAGCTTCTTCTTTTTCTTTATTTTCTATAAGTTTTGAAAATTTTACCATTTTATTTCTTTTTACTATATTTTTTCTGAAATGCTATTGTTGCTGCTGATTTTTTAGTCTTATACTTTTTAGTTTTATCTTTATCTTCATAATCAGCTTCCCATTTGCCATAAGCTGAAGGATCGTTTGATTTAAGTTTTTTGACTCTTGAAATCTCCTTCTTCATTGCCGATTTGTCCTTGGTAAGATACTTACCAGGAACTTTCTGGCCTGTTTTTAATTTTTCAGCTTTTACTTTTTCAGTTAAAACTTCTTTTAATATATCTTTAAATTTCATTATTTTTTAGCTGATTTTTTAGCTTGAGCTGTAGCTATAGCATAATCTTTTCCTTTTAATTTATCTTTACCGCCTTTCTTTTTTGCTATTGCTTTTATTATTTCCTCTTCTTTACTTTTTTCGGATTTTGTTAGTTTTCTTTCTAATACAGGCTCGATTTTCATTATTTTTTCTGGAGTAGAAGTTTCATCTTCCCATGTAGAACTGGATCCGCTTTCTTCTTCACCCATTACATGGGTTCCAACTTGAGTAATAAGTTCGTTTGCGCGAGTTAAATGATCAAAAATCCATGGAGCAACTTCTTTTCCGTCTTCCATTTGATCGTGAATAAAAGCTGATAATCTAATAATCTGGCTCAATTCATGTCTTAGCATGCTAGCGGTATAGTCACCGCCATGATTTTCTTTTATAGACTTTCTTTTAATGTTTTTCCACATTGCTGCAGCGGCTACTTTTCTACCGGATTCTTTACTACCGTATTCTTTTGCAGCTTTTTTTGCTAATTTTTCAAATCCACCGTGGCCTATATCTTTACCCGCTTTGGCTTTTTTAGCTACTGATGATTTTTGCTTCTTTGTAAGACCAGAAGACGGTTTAACTTTTGCTTTTATTTCTTTAGCTTCAGTTAAAATTGAGTTTTTTAGAATAGACTTTAAGTTCATTGTATTTATTTTAAAAAGTTATATCTATAAATATCTATTTTTCTAGCTTTTCTTTTAGTTCCTGTAAACCTTTTTTCATTTCATTGGATATTTTTTGTTTATCCATTCCGCCTTCCCAATCTTCAACATCACCTTGTTCGGTAACATAAGTTGGTCCTCCTGATTTTATGAAATCATCGATAAACTGTTCAGCTTCTTCGATATATGTTATGATATTTTTAGTAACCATATTTTTAGCATACTCTTCGTATCTTCCTTCGATCTTCAATTTGGTTTCCATTTTCACAACACAATCAAAACACATATCATGTATTGGATACATTTTTTTATCCAATCTATTTTTCATAGGATGACCGCAATTAGGACAAACTAAAGGCATTCTAATTGCTTTTTTTATGTCATCTAATTTAGTAACAGTCTGTTTTAATCCTTTCTTAATAGTCCACATTTTACCATTTTCTTCCCAAACATCACCTTCTTTGTAATCTTCTTCTTTCTTTTGATATCCAACTTGAATACCGGTAGCATTACCGTGTTTTTTGGTTAAGATGTTTCTTAAACGGTTAACATCTCTTTCTCTAAATTCTTTTTTCAGTAGCGTCTCTGCCATAACTATGTTTTTATTGTAATTTAATTACATTTTTTATAATAGAAGTATCCCATATGCAACCGCATTCTACATCCCATGTATTATACCACGAGTGTTCTGGATCAGATCTAAATTTATCAAAATACTTTGGGAATTCTATTCCTTTATATTTTTTAGTTACTTCTGGCCAATCTATTTTATGATTACCATATTTACCTTCTTTTTCTGGATCTTTATATCTTTTTGAAAACCATAAAAACATTTTTTCTCTATCTACATCAATTATATCTATTGAATTATATTCTATTTCTATTTTAAAAACATGCTGTGTTTCTCTTTCGGGCATCTCAGCCCTAATAAAATCTATCCATGCAGTTCCAAAACCATACCATAAACCTATAGGTTTCCTTCCTATTCTTGATGGTGGAAATGATCTATTAAAATCAAGTTTATCCTCAGTTCCTAAAACTATTCTATCTGTAGATTTTATTTTTTTAATGGTTTCAGGAGTTATTTTATGATGTTTATCATAATCATCATAGTTATATTCATCATCACCATTATCAAACGCTTTAACATCTAATTCTCTTAATAAATCAATAAATTTTATCATAGTTTTTTATAATATTTTGTATTGTCGTGTCCGCATTTATGACAAACATATGGATCTTTACCACCCTCGGATAATTTCCATTCCCATTTGCATTTTTTACATTTTATGATTTTATCTTTGATTTCTTTTATTATATCAATAAATTTTATCATATCTTTTTAATTCTTATTTTTAAATCTCCGGTACCTTTAATTGCTCGATGCCATAGGTATTTCCCAATAAATAAGGTTCCTTGTATTTTTATGGGCAATTCATTTTCAACCTGAATCATCCAATCGGTGAAACCTACAGGCTCTATATAGCGATCTTCTTGATCTCTATGCCATTTTAATTCATCTGATTCAACGTCGGCTTTAAAAACTCTTTCATACCAACCATCTGAATATGTTTCGGTATATGGTTTAATCATTTATTTTTTACTAATCTAAAAAGATTAAATTTATCTATTAGAGTATAATCTGGAACATTATGCATCTCTTTATTTATATATAATCTATAAACTCTTTCTCTTTTATCTTCTCCTTTAATCGGTCTAAATAATAATTCTTCTGGAGAATTTTTTTCTATAAAATCCAATGCAATAGCTTTTACAGTTGAAAGAACTCTTATAGAAACTTGTTCATTAGTATTTACACCCATTTCCTCTTCTGTATTAAAATTCAATTCATATTTATCATCTTCTTTGTCTTGAATAGCAACTGAATAATTATGTTCTGGTGTACTAAATTTATAGAAAATATTTCCATCGTCATCTATGCTAGGAGCAGAAAATTTGTATGGATTGTCTCCTATTTCTAATAATAATTTACTTAACTTTATCATAATATTACCAATATCCTGTGAAATTTGATTTAATACCTAACATTTTTGCATATCTTGGAAGCCTGCAGCTCCAGTAGTTTGCCATGGTTTTATCCTTAGCCTGAGCACATTTATGTCTAGCGGCAAAAGATTTACGAGCCTTTGGATCATTAATTTTAGCCTTCAATCCGGTTGTATCACCAAATGAAACTTTCTTAATACCACCCCCGGGTTTACGCACAAAAACGTAGAATTTCTTTGACCCACCTCTATGAGGATGATTTAATGCAGGTTGTTTCTTCTTAGATGCTTTAGCCTCTAGCAATTGTTCCTGACTCATAGGGAAATCTAAAGGTACTTTAATTCCTTCGTATATTCCGAATTCTCCAAGATCAGTATTAAGCAGCATTTTATTTTCTTCTTCAGTTAATTCAATAAGGCCTTTTTTACTTAGTTCTTTGGCTTCTTTAAAAAGCTCAAAATATTTTATAGATGAAGGGCGATATATATTTTCTGATATTGATATTTTATTATCTATATGGTATTGCATACCTTCAGATAAATTTGGAGCATTGCAATCGCACTCGGATAGTAATTCTTTTAATAATTCTGTAAATTTCATTTTTTATTTTATAAGTTTTTTAATTAAAAGAAATTTTTTATATTTTCTATTGTTTTTTTATTAATACCTTCTATTTTATCTAGCGCACCTGATGCTATTTGTTTTTTCAATTCATCAAAATATCTATCATTTCCTACAAAATATTTAGTAGCTTTTCCAGTATCTTCGTAATCTAAAGTTATACTACCATCAAGATTTATCTTATAATCAGCTCCACCAAATACACTTTTCGGTATTAACCTTAATAGTACATTCATAACTATTGCATTTGGAGTTTTATAACCTTTTTTATTCATGATTTTTTGTATTTCTTTAGAAACCATACCCCATACTGGTATGTTTTCTTTCTCCAATTCATTAAGACCATTTAATATACTTTTAGAATTACCTGCTACACCTACTAATTTTGAATATCCTGAATACTGTCTTCTTACTGCAACATACCCTTTTTCGTCACCATAAAAATCCCAATTCTTAGCTCTACTCATGAATTTTTCTTCATCCCAAGATGTACCTGTAGTTGCTTTATAAGCATCGCTAAATATCTTATACATCAATTTTTTCTCATCATCTGAAATTTGTGAGAAATTAAACGATTCGTTTAATTCTATATTATGTTTCTCAGCCCATTCTTTTTGTTTGTCGGGTAAGGGATTGCCATTTTCTATTACTCTTTCTATATATTTTTTCTTTAGATCGTCTGGTACATATTCGAATTGTTTGTCGGGTAAGGGATAGCCATTTTCTATTACTCTTTCTATATATTTTTTCTTTAAATCGTCTGGTACATATTCGAATTGTTTGTCGAATAAGACATAGCCCCTTTCTATTATTTTTTCTACATATTTTTTCTTTAGATCGTCTGGTACATATTCGAATTGTTTGTCGGGTAAGGGATAGCCATTTTCTATTCTTTTTTCTACATATTTTTTCTTTAGATCGTCTGATAAAGAATAGAATTGTTTGTCGGATAATTCATAGCCATTTTCTATTCTTTTTTCTATATAATATTTCTTTAGATCGTCGGATGCATATTTGAATTGTTTGTCGGATAAGCCATAGCCCTTTTCTATTACTCTTTCTATATATTTTTTCTTTAAATTGTCTGATGCATATTCGAATTCTTTGTCGGGTAAGGGATTGCCATTTTCTATTCTTTTTTCTACATATTTTTTCTTTAGATCGTCTGATGCATATTCGAATTGTTTGTCGGGTAAGGGATAGCCATTTTCTATTACTCTTTCTATATATTTTTTCTTTAAATCGTCTGGTACATATTCGAATTGTTTGTCGGGTAAGACATAGCCCTTTTCTATTATTTTTTCTACATATTTTTTCTTTTCTTCATTTGATAAATCTTTAAAATCTCCTCTATTAGCGATATTCAAAAAATTTAACTTTTTTGAATCGCCTCTCTCGTCTCTTCCTATTTTATAGGAAGATTTATTTTTCATGCTATTCCAAGACTTAGCATCGTCCTTGCTATATCTAATAGGATTACCTATATTAGTATTATATAAAGCTAGAACTCTAGCATCTTGTCTTCCAGTAAATATCATACCATCTACATATTTTTCTATGTTGGGTATTTTTGATATAGGATAAGCTATTTCAGAACTATAATCATATTTATTTCCTCTAAACAAACTATTCAATTTATCTATTTCTTCTTTATTATCTTTATAAAATTTTAAAAAATTTCCACTCAATATTTTTTTCAATTGACCTATTAAAGATATATCGCTACCAAATACTTTTTTAGCTTGATCTTTATCAAATATTAAAAACTTATTATTATTTTTTATTTCATATTCTACTATGGTTGGACCATATGCTTTCATTCCATCTTTCAACTGATCTTTTAATTCATAAGTTAAATATATACCTGGGCCATACATGGCCCCAGCACCTCCACCCGTTTTAAATCCTAGATTAAACTTTTTTGGATCATCTATCTGAGTTCTATGATATGCTGTAAAAGTTCCTGCTTTTATGTCTTCGTCTAATGATTCGTTTATAGAAATGCTATTTGCCACGTGTTCAAAAACATTACTCCAGAATCCGTCGTTAAATTTATTTATATATTTTTGTTTGTAATCAATATATGGGGAGCGTTCTTGAGGTGATTCGGGATCATCCTGATTCTTCAAAATCTCAATATAATCTTTAACACTTTGATCATTAAAAGTGTCTGGTAATAGAGATTTTACTTTTCTTTTATCATCATCTACAACGGCTTTAATCATGCTATCAGATGATTTCTTAAATTGAGAAGGTATGATTTCCATTGAATAATTTGGAAATTCATCAAAATGTTTTTGCAATTCTAGACTTTTTGCTAATCCTTCGTCTAATGCAATATAAAAAGGAGTTTCTTTTTTCTTTCCAATATGGTTTTTTATCTCCTTTATCTGATGGTGTTTAACTGATTTTATTACAGATACATTAGGAGAAAAAGACGATTTTATTAGCATTTCCCATAATTTCGCCTTTTTATCCTGATATAATTGGTTTTTATCGTGATTACCTAGGACTACATAAACATGCCCTATCTCAGGTCTATTTAACAACCATTCGACAGTATTAATATGAAATTTAGTAGGCGGGTTAAAATCGCCTGGGTAATAGCAAGGGAATTTTTTATACATAATAATTTAAATACGTATATAAATATCTGCTATCCGGTAATCAATGTTTGTTTATACGTAGATGTAGAACTTTTTACCGCTTCGTATATTGTATGATCTTCAAAATATTCTTGAGTGTCGGGATCTATTATGTTCATTTTTGTAGATTTCTTGATTGTTTTTAAGAAAGACTCCCGCTCTTTCATCTTGGCTTTTAAAGTTTCCATTTCAGTATTTAAACGATTCCAGATAGGATCCCCACAAGAAGCAAAATCAAATTTAGAACCAGCTTCAAAAAGTTCAAATTTAGTACCATACTTAGTAGTACAAGATTTACCATCATTTGAATTTTTAATAATTTCTTCTCGAACTAGATCAACAAAAGAATTTTTACCATTATCATCTGTAATTTCTTTTAATTGTTTACCAGTTTCCTCAACGAATTTGATCATGGTCGCCACGTCAAGTGCCGACATACCTTCATCCATTAAACCTACATAGATTTTATTTGCTGCATTTACTACACCTTTCTTTGAAAGGTCTGGGGTCTGATACTGAGCTTCGTTCAGTTGAATCAGAAAATTAGACGGATTTTCCATTATAATGATAGTTTATATGTTAATAATCTAGTTTGAGTCAATGGTTCTGTTTTTTGTATTAATTCTAAAAAAGCTTCAAATCCCATTTCAGAAGGATCTTTTTGATTCATTTCTACTAAAAATACCTTTTTACCCATGGCCATTAAAGTCTCACAATGTTTTAATGCCATAGTTATGGCATCATCATCGAGTGCAATATACACCTTTTTTATCTTTGATTCTATTAATTTTTTCATTAATTTAGGAGTTATAGACTTTCCCAAAAGAGGAATCACATTTCTTTTTATAGCTAACATATCAAATCCACCTTCGCATAAAACAATAGGAACGTTCCAATTTATAAACATTTCAAAAGGAATAATATCTCTAGATGCTTGAGGATATTTGTATTTAAGTTTTATTTCCGGATCAAAAGAACGACCCACAAAGAAATCAATATTACCTTTAGAATCGTAGGAAGGTAATATAATGCGTTCTGCATAATTTCCCTCTTCACAATAACCTATTTGATATTTTATAATATCATCTTCAGTTATTCCTCTTTTCTTTAAGTATAATTTAGCATGCTTAGCTAGAATATCATTTGGCTTAACGTCCAAAAGAAATTTATATTCTGGTGGTAGAACACCATTAAACGTAGTAACATCTTGATCTTCAAAATTTGATTTAACTATTATTTTTGATAACTGATCGAATTTTTCTTTAGGTGCTTTTATTTTCCATAATAAAGACCGTATTGTTTTACCTTTAATTTGACCACATACCCAACAATTATAAGGATTATTACCTTCACTATCCGTTTCTATCTGAATTTCTAATTTCTTTTTGTTCTTATCATGAGATGGACAAGATGGATTAATGCATCTGTATTTCATGTTATTAGAGGAACCTTTTTCAGAAGGTCCTAAAATAGTATCTAAGAATCCAGATAAAATATTACTCATTGAGCAAAGATATAATTAAATATCTTTTTTCCAAAATTTACCTAAAATATTATTATTCCAGCAATTTTCAGATTCCAAACATCCTTCTATAATCTGATACCTGAGTTCTTGGTACGTCATTTGTTTCTTATGGTTACATAACTGCAATATCTCCCTTTTAAAGGCCTCTTTTCCTAGTTCCTTAACACACTCCTTCAGATTGGGTTCGGATCCAAAATACGAGTCCCAATCGCTTTCTGCGATGACTTTCTTTTTAGTAGGCTTTTTACCTTTACCGGTATGCTCAGACAATTCTTTTTTTGTCAAAGCTTTTGTTCTTTCTGAATATAAATTTTTACGTCCGATATAAAATTTCCCATCAGAAATACGAGTAATCCTGTAAATGAAACCGAATGTTTCTTTAGGAAACTGTTCGATATTTTCGATAACTTGATTTTGATATAACCACATAATTTTTAAATATCCATTCTTATAATAATATTCGTATCCGTTTTACTAGAAATCGGTAAAGGTTGACTAAACTTGGCTACTGCGAGTAATTGATTTGCATCATTGTATAATCCAACTGTAGTCGCATAAGGCATAAAAGACGAACCGGTAGCATATCCAAATAATTGAGCACTGCTGCTTGATACCTGTAATGATGGATTATAACTAAAACCCATCTCATGATCTTTTATAGTACATTTAACTGTTCTTTCGTAAATTAAATGTTTATTTTTAAACGATAATGAAAAATCTGAACTTTGACTCATGTATATAAATATTGAATAGCGTATTTTTCATAATATTCTTGATTAAACTCGTCTTTATGATGACGTAAGTAATCATAATATTTGTTATATGTGTCACCTAAACTCTTATATTTCAATAAACCTTTAACATAATCTTGCGATGCTGCTTTATGATTTTCAAAATTATTAGGATTATTTATGTCTCCGCTTTGTTTATGTCCTGATATCTCATGTGGATCCGACCAATTGAAACAATATGACGGAACATAATTTTTATTGTGTTCATCTAATTGATTTTCATCTCTTAGTTTGGTATACCAACTTAAACCCTCGTATCCCGTTAAATCGGATCTAAATCCAATTTGACGTATTCTGTCCATTTTTACGATAACCGATGCTTCTAAGGTATTCATTACCATTTTCACTTCTTTCTGATTAGCAAAGAAACTCATTTCTGGCTTCCATGCATCTTTACCATTTGCTTCTATTCCATCTACAGCTTGCTGTATGTGCCATGGCAAATAAATGTCATCATCGTCTCCCAGCATAAAATAATCACCTGTAGCGTGAGTTATAGCATCTCTACATATTTGGCCTCTATTTTCATATTCAGATGCTGTTTGATAGTTAATATTATTATTTACAACAATGATATTGGGATCACCGAATCCTAATTTATAAGGATAGTCTTCATCGGTATTAAATATTATTAATTCTTTATTAGGATATGTTTGAGCATAATATTGAGACAATATTCTTTGAACGCATGAGAAACGTCTATACGTTGTGCATACAAAACTAACTTTTTTCATTACATTTCTTTTTTATACTTATGCTGTTTACTATATTGTGTAACTAAATGGTCTTCACAATTATTTAAGTAATATGTTTCTTCTTCATCTAAATTATCAATATTAAAATACCATGGTATATGTTTACATGTAAAATCTCCGGCTATTCTATAACTTTGAAATTGATCTACTTTTTTAATTAAACTAAAAGTTGTGTCTGTATCCGCTTTAAAAATATTAGGTGAAACTTCTTCCTGCCACCATTTATCTTCATTTCTTAGAACTTGCTGTTTAAATCTATAATGATCAGGAATATCAGATACGCTTAGAGCTAAACCAATTTTTTTACAGTTTAATTGTATTGCAATATCTAACATTTGCTGCTGGTAATCGACTGGCATTTTAGGATTTAACTCAATATCAGAGTCAGTATAAAAGCACCATTCTTCTTCTATACTATTTATTAATCCGGTAGAAAATAAAGCTAAATGACCTACGTTATAATATTTAAATACTGAAACTTCTTTTGGTATTTTATTATACCAATCTAGAAGAGGCGGATAAGTAGAATCATTATCTATTATCCAGATAAAATTTGTATTTCTATCTAATAAATCCTCAACTAATTTTTTAGTGGTTGAAAGTCTATTTCTATTGTTAATTACTACTTTTAAATTAGACATGATATTTTTTCGGTTTCTTGTATTTCTTTAACGTAGTTATAACAATTTTTTGTTTTATTCCAATTTACATCTAAGTTATATGGAAATTCATTTATATACAGTGATTTATAAAACATACCATTAGAAACATCATTTTCGGTAATACCTGCATTATGATAAATTGGTTTTTGATTCCATATATCAATAGAATCAGTGGCCCAACTAAAATTCATTTCAGGTATAACTTTAGTTTCATGGCCGTGTAACCAACCATTCCATAATACGGCCCACATATCAGCACACCAAATTTGAAGTTCATGATATGTAGGATCGTTTTCTATCTTTTCATTATTCAATTGCGTAATTTGATAGAATAATTGTTCACTATCGTGTTCTACTTTATCCCAAAACATTTCATTTACGTTTTTCATTAGGTATTGAGCACCACCTGAATTAGGATTCATTAATTTTGGAATTAGAGGATCAATTTCTACTATTTTACACATTTTATCATACACATCAAAACCTTTAGATTTTATATAATCGTAATTAATATATGAATTCGTATCGCTTAAATACCATATATCATCATTTAAAAATTCACTAAAATCAATTTTATTAGTGAATAATATATCACAATCGTGATAGAATATAACTTCTGTTTGTAATTCAGGATATGCCTTAAAATGTTGTTTTAAAATATTAGGTCGTAAAGACGAAATATATTGAGGATCTTGTCTCGTATCTTGATAAAAGAAAAAACGAACATAGTTGTAATGCGAAGCTAGTTTATTCCAAATTTCTACATTTTCCGGTGATGAAGTACCGTCATTTGGATTATAACCAACAAGAATATCCATGTTATTTGGATTGATTCCGTTTTTAATAAAGTTATTTATCATAACTTCTACTTGCCAAGCATAATATTTTATGCGTGGTTGAACGCAAACATAACGTAAATTTTTCATAACATATTATTTATTATATTTTTAACAACTGCTTAATACACCTGAAGTATCATCTATATTTACATATATTTTTAGACTTGAAGTTACTGCATTTATTTTAACTGGAACTCTTGTTCCGCAATATCCAGTATAATGATTTACAGGATAAGTATTAGCATCAAATGTTACATTTGAATAAGTTGCGTCCACAACCGCTATCCACAATGAACTACTATATGGTATTGTTAAACCGCCACCTGAACCTGTAATATAGTTAGCATTATATCCAAATGTTCCTGTAAGATATGTCCATGTAGATCCTTTATCAGTACTATATCCGATTGCTCCGGAAACATTACTATTATTAGAAGCTATTCTATCAACAATAGTTATATTATAATTAGCCGGTAACGTAGTAGTTGTTGTTGTTGTACTAGTAGTAGTTGTCGGAGCTAAAGTAGTCGTAGTAGTTGTTGTACTAGTAGTTGTTGTACTTGTTGGCGCCGCTGTAGTTGTAGTCGTCGTAGTAGTTGTACTTGTCGGAGCTAAAGTAGTCGTAGTAGTTGTTGTACTAGTAGTAGTAGTTGTAGTAGTCGTCGTTGTAGGGCGATTTACCAAAACTTTAACTTTAGCTAAATTGCTTTTCAAATATAATGGACAAGAACCACTTATATAAGATTGTATTGTGTAATAGATTTCATATGTTCCAGGATTAACTGTATTAACAGTTAAAGTACCATCTCCATTATTATTCCAATATGGTATTTGATCAGTACTTCCTGATAATTGAATGGAAGATGTAAGTAGGGTTCCGCTTCTATTTATATCGTTATTTACAATATTAATAGATTGAGAAAGATTATTGTTGGTGACTACTAAAGTATTATTTACCGCTAAAGGTGGTTTAGGAAATAATCCCTGAAAATCAGGGTGACCTATTACAGCTATACCGTGTTCATAAAATATATTACCAACTAAAACGCTGGCCGTATCATATAAATTTTGGTTACCGTCATCTGATATACTAGTAGTGGGAAAAGTTAAATTAAATGTACCAGGATCTACTGCAGTTCCAAATAAACTTTTTGGTATAGAAACTACAGTTATTTGACTATTTGAACTGGTAGGAAAATATTTAGATATATACCCCGTTTTACTATAATCATAATAAGAACCGGAAAGTCTATAAATGCTAGAACTTTGGTAATTATTAGATTGTAAATTTAAATTATTATTTAATAGAGATCCACTAAAATTTTGGTAATAAAGGTGATTCATGGAATCATAAACCAGTCTTTCATAAAAACCATTTGATATCGGATCATTATCTATAGAAAATGAACTCGTTAAATTGGTACCAAAATATATTTGAATAGCGTTTTGGGAAAACTCACACGCTTTGAAGTTCCATTGCTTATTGGCTATATATGGACTTACTATGACGTCTGAATTATTTATCCTTTTATATGCTGACATGATTTATCATAAACTATTTAGAATTCCAATTTAACTCTACAAGTTAATTGTTTTGTAAAGTCTTTTGCTAATGGTTTGCTTAATTTACCAACAGCTAATAGATCACCATTATTGTTGTATAATCCAACAGTTGTTGGATATGTCTGGGGATTATTAACTAAAACTGGAAATAATAAATTACCATTACTATCTGTAATAGATGGATTCGTTGTATAGTTTAATTGAGTACTTTTTGCGTTAACAAAGAAATATGTTGAAGATACCGTTTCTCTGCTATTAGCTGAGAAACCTGCGCTACTTGCAGATATAACTGTAAATAAAGTGGAGTTATTTATATTATACCCGGCAGTATAAGATGTAGCTGCTGTTTCATCAACTGATAATCCGATACCACCATTAGCGGTAGATAAACTTAATGCTCTTGGATTTAAAATTATTAATCCCATATTAGGAAAAAACAATCCGTAGCTACCACTATTTGTTTGAACAGATGTGCTATTATATGTATATCCTAAAGAACCACTAACAATGTTATAGTAAATATTACTACCAATAAAATTTGTAGTAGTAGAATTGGTATTACTATCATCTGTTAAGTTGATAATATTTGAACCATTTTTTAATTGCAACTGCCATGTACCAGGATTGATACTTTCTTTATATCTTGATCTATTTACATTGATTACAAAAATATCTCTTGAAAGACCATTACTGCCACCAAAATTAAACGGTCCTTCATGTGCACCATCATTTCCGTAGACTAAATTTCTAAACTGTCCATATACATCTCTAGTAGGGCTTTTTTCATTAACTAGAGCATTAAATAAAGCAGATCCACTACCTGAAATATGACCATAAGCTACAGAAAATTGAGTAGCTGACCCAGAACTATTAATAGGTAAGTTATAAACATTTAAATATGTTTTACCACTAATTGAAGTTTCTTGGGCACTTGAAGTATAAAATGAACCAGATAGTGTATATGAATTACCTGACCATAAAGGAGCTGTTATTAACTGTGTACTTACCACCAAATCATCCTGAGCAAATTGTACAAATGACATTTTTTAATTTTTTATTGATTCTTAGTTAAATTAAATGGAATTGTAATTCTAGCACCTGAATCACGTCCTTGAACTGTTATAGTAGTGCTTAAAGTTGTAAGGCTTGTGCCAAACAAAGTATTAACAGTAGTTCCTACCAATGTGAATGATGTACCAATAACTGTTTTACTTATCTGTGTTCCAGATACTGTAGTTAAGTCAGATGTATTTATGTTACTTGTATCTATACCTATACCGGTAAATGTTCCTAGTAACCTAGCATCTCCAATAGTAACAGTATATCCACTTGGTTCAAATGTAGAACTAGCTCCAAGATAATTTAACGTTTGAGGAGTGATAACTAAAGAAGCAGCTTGTTTTAATGAGATACTATTATATCCGACATTAATTACTGGTAATTTACTTGTTCCTATAGGTAAAGTTATCAATTTATACCTCATTATTTGATTTTCATCTGGGAACGCTTCTAATAATGGCATATTTTCTATAGATTCTCCATAAAAAGCAGAGCCTGACGGATGCGATGGATTATAAAGAGTATAATCTATCTCATCATCTGCTAGAGCAAATTGAGTAATTTGAAAAGAACCATCATTTCTTGCCAATAATTCGCGGCCTTTTTTGGTTAATACGGCGTCGATTGTCACTACTGTGTTATCTAAAAATCCCATTTTTTACTATTTTGTATATATAAATATTAAATTTTTAACTTTTTATGTTATTGTAAGAACAGTTGAAAGAAGTTTAGGTTTCAACGGTCCTATTATGTTTGATACATTATTTTTTATGTCTTTATCCAAATTCCATGGTATGATAATACCGGAAGAAGTAGACCCATTAATTTTAATAAAAGAAAAATAAATATTTGTTTCATCGTTTTCTTTTCTAAAAATAGCAAATCTAGACGATACTCCCAAATTTATTATATTCGTAGGTATGGATTTATCTAATTCTATTTGAATTAAACCCGCTACATTATTAACTGATAATACGTTATAAATAGTAGGATTATAAGTATAATAATTTTCCAGTCTTATAATGTCTCCAGGATGAACATAAAAAGGATATTTAACAGATGAATATAATTCACTTTGCGGTTCTTTTGGTACAAATACAACTTTATTCCAAAGAATTGTTGTGGCATTACTTGTTAATTGTAAAATATTATTATTAGTTCCTGTAACAGTAAATACTGACGAGTCTGTATAAACGGAACCAGTATTTACATTATAAACAACATCGCTTGGATTATTATCAGTAATACTAAAAGTACCAGATAATATATTTTCTGTAGGAGGATATGAAAATCTATTTTTAAAAGATATTCTAGCAGTATTAACATAATCTGTAGGTAAAAAATTCCTTCTTCTTATTATGAAGAAACTAACCCTTATACAATCACCTGCATTAAAAGTTTGATCGCTTAGAGATATTGTACAATATACCCTTAAAGGAGAGTCATTTCCACCATTAAAAGAATTGCCATCTAAAAATATCATACTAACATGAGGATCCCACCCTTGTTGTCCTAAAGATCCTTTTTCAACATGTGAAAAAGTAGATTGTTCAAGATAACTCCAGGTATTTCCAGTATCCGTACTTTTTTCTAATACTGCTATCGCTTGAATAACAGTTGCACCGTCGGCACGTGATTCATCAATGCTTATATTAAACGGTATATTTATATCAATGTTATAATGCGAAGAATTTCTCGGAACAATATAAGCCCAGGAACCATCTGAAACTTGTGTATATTTACTAATTGTATCATCCGTAATTATGGAATCTGAAAAATTCAGATAACTTGGATTAACTTTATAAACAAATTGATTAGTATCAGATAAATTTATTACTTCAGTAAGACTATCACCATGTGTCGAACTAACAGTAGAACCATTATTTATTGCTCCAACTTGTGAAGGTGAAGCATACTGCCAGCTACTAAAAGGAGACAGATGAGTCAATGCGAATTGACCAGATGATAATTGATTTATCCCATATGTTAAATTGTATCCTTTAGGTGTTAATCCGATATCAAGATCTATTTGTCTATTATATTGTCCTGGATTTCCATCTGAATATATAATAGTCGAGTATTCCCAATCACTTGTCTGCGTAGCAGTTAAAGTTGGATAAGCTGGAGTAATTATAGATGATGTGTAATTATAATAAAGAGGTTCATTAGATTCCCTGAATAATAAAGGTGAATAGTTTATACCACTTTGCCAAATTATTTTTTCTCCTTCTAATGATATCTGATTTGATGGATTATAAGGATCTAATAATGAAATGCTACCCGAATCTCCGTTTTTAAATATATTTTGAACAGCAAAAAGATTATCATTTTTCCTTGATAATTCTCTTGTAGAACCAGAAGCATCAATTAAAAATTTAATATTTACTTTTGTTTTATCATAAAAATCTAAATTATGATCTGCTACCTGATTAATCCATGCAAATTGAGTAGTGTTATAATCTATCGCAGCATTTTGTCCATATGAGCTATCACCTGGTGTGTAAATATTATACGATTTGCTTGTAGATTTAACACCGGTATATCTAGGTCTAGTAAATATAGGATCCGAATATAAAGAATCTTGTATTTCAACATCTTCTAAAACTCCAGGTTGATATATATTGATAGCTTTAAATATTTTAGAAACAGCGCTCGCTGATACATTATTCAATGTTACGTTAAAATCAGAATGTTCAAATAAATTAGTATTTAAACTAGAGGTAAAATATAAGTATTTATTGTAATTTTTATATAGAATTTCATTATGAATATTTATAAGAGAACCACTAAGTTCACCATTATAAAAATCTCTACCATCACTATAGCTACTTGTATAATTACTATCACCTGAAGCTACGTTATGAATAGGTATTTCACTACTAAAATAGTTATAATTAATAGTTGGTTCAACATAACCGATTTTTGCTTTCGGTCTTTCTAAGATCGGAGATTTTATGGTTAATCCAGTTTGTAGATTTGTTCTCGCTGGAACAAAATCTGATACCATCTTAAATAAAGAATTATCAAAATATTGGATTAATTTTATAAAATCTTTTAAATTATATCTATTAAGAAATTTAGAATAATATTGTTGATTTTGAGATATTAAAGTAGGGTATGATGATTTATAGCTATCTCTAGGATCTCCTATTAAATTATCAATATCTACAGTTCCTCCGTATTCAGCAATAATATCATTATTAATTTGATTTTGAGGAGAAAAAGAAACATCCGCATAATGTAAATCTTTTGTAAGATCATTTTTACTATCATCTTCTAATCTGATAAAAGGAGATAATGCGCTACCAGTTATAAAATTACTGATAATTCTAACCTTTTGATTGACATTATTAGAATATACCGAATTAGGAGAATCAGTTACATATTCTTCTTCATTATAAACATAGTTGTTTTTATTCGGAAATCCGCTGAAACTAGCAGTATGTATGGCTATTCCATTTGAATTTAATCTTAATTTATAATTATCATCATAAGAATTTACAGTAGCGTTTGAATAATGATTATAAGTATATAAATCATTACCTAATGGGAACCTATAATCAAGATAAGAATAGTTTACACTCGGTGTATTTCCTTCTATAGATATAGGATTTAAAGTATGATAATTAAAAGCAGATTCACTTAATGGGCTATACCATAATCTAAATTCTTGAAGTTTACCTTGGAAACTGTAATTGGATTTAAAATCCCCTAAATTAGATTTACCTGAACCCCCAACATATAATGACTGACTAAAACTATTCCAAGCTAAGTTATAACTAGAACTGGTAGATCCGATTATATTAATACTAGAAGACAATTGATGACCTATTCTAGTATCAACTCTATTTTTAACATAAGTAATATACGATTGATTTGAACCAGTCTGACTTAAATTATAATGAGAATTCCTGGATACCATGATGTTCCACCAATACATTTCTCCTGTAGATGATGTATAATAAAGAGGAGCACTTAAACTTGATGTTGCAAATCCAGCAGATCCTGATAAATAAGTAGTTACTATACTATAAGGAAAACCTTTTGTTGTATCTGGTTTTATTAATACACCCATGTTTCTATTAGTAGAACCACTAGGAGATAATTCAAAAATAGATTGAGTTGTATAATAAGTAGATTTATCGGGATTAAATCTTAATTCTATGCTGTCTGGAGCATATGTTGTATAAGAGGATGATGTATAATCATATTGAGGATACCATCCTACTGATATATTTGAACCAGAGTTATATAATGCATATGAAAATCTATCATAGGTATATTCAATGTTTTTATTGGTCTTATCAGATCCTCCAAATTCATTGATATCTAAAATAGATGACGGAATACCAAATGTATTTATTAATGCCCTAATACCATTAGCAGTACCTTTTGATTTTAACAATAAAGGCAAATTATGATAAATCCTTTTTAGTTGTTCTTTTTGTATATCTTGCCCAGGTACAGCTAAAACAGATGCACTTATTAATGTTTCATACTGTGAACCAGAAAGAATATAACTTCCACTAACGCTGGATCCTATTAAATATTTAAAAATATTATCATCGGATTTAGAATTATAAATCTTAATACCCAATGATCTTAAAGCATAGTAAACCAGGTCTTTAGATATACCTTGAGATGTACTATTTGCCGTATTATATTGATCAGTTATAGTCTTTATATAAATCCAAATGTTATCAAAATGCTGTCCTATCATTTCTAAAAACAATGCATATTGTTCATTTGAAATGTCCTCTATTATAAATTCAGGTACAGTATAAACTAAATTATCAGGATTCTGTCTATCATAGAAAGAAGCAGAATATAATTGACCACCGTAATTATTAGAATTGTAATCATCTGATCCTAACCAATTTATTACTTGTGTAGAAGTTGAACTATAAAGAGTATAAGGAGGTAAAGAATTAGATTTTGGCCATGCGCTAGATCCTGAATTAAAATACAAATAATTTTCATAACCATCGAAATTTTGTATGATATTATTTATATTTTGTTCTAAATTATAAGCACTTTGACTAGTATTAACAGATACATTATAGTTAGGTATAGACTTTATAGAAGCTATATCACTATTATACGTTTCTATTTTTTTAACTTTATAATAAAAATTTATTAATCTCTGTTTTGCCGAAGAAAAATGTATAAAATTAGAATAATCACTGTAATCAACATTGATTTGAATACCTGGATTATTTAAAGAATTTAATAATTCTCTATATGAAGACAAGGAATTATTAGATAATAATTGTACCGAATTATAATAATTTGATGGTTTTATAGAATTCTGATCAACATTTATATCAAAATTAGCAGATCTTAATTTAGGTACTGGATTTTCTTTTATAGCTGGAAATAACTCTACCTGAAAAACAATTGGTGTAGATAACTCTTCAACAAACCATAATGTTGATTTAAGACTAAATTCAGAAGGAAGAGGATTATATAATTTTACAAGAATATTATACGGATCTGTATTTTTATCTAATGCAATATTAACCGCATTAACTAATTTATCATCTCCGAAATTCAATAAAAAATCCTTATAGTAAGGAGAAGATTGCATTTCATTTATGAAATTCAATACGCCATTTTCAACATCTGCGCTAGATATATCATTAGAAATAATAACTAATTCAGTCCTATCAGAAGAAATTTCTTTTATAAAAAATATAGGCTGATTAGTATTGAAAATCTGCTTTCTTAATATATTAAATTGGATATCATATGTTCCAACTATATACCCCAAACTTTCAATATAATTTCCCGGAGTAAATGATAATTGTTCTGTGGTAGTAGTTGTCTCACCTTTAAGATTCCCCGGTATGGTATACCCTGTAAAATTATAATTAGAATCTAGAAGTCTTCCATCACTAGAATATAAATGGGCTTCTACGTAATCTTGAGGTAATCCAAATATTCTTACAAATTCTTTAGAAGCTATTAAAGCTTCGTCTAGAACATCGTATTTACTTAAATTTGTATTTATTAAATTTTCTGAAAGAATCATATACTACCTGTACTTGGGTTTGTCAACGTATAAATTTGATTTTTTAAAGCCACATTCTCTGATCTTAAATTATTTATTTCATTTTGTAAATCTATAAAACTTATTCCTAGATAATCACTACTTTTATTAATCAGTTCTAAATGTGAATTATTAGAACCACTAGCAGGAATATCATAAAATAATGTATTGTAATCTTGAAAAAATGTTTCAACTGTAGCTGGTGGTTGTACCGCAGCAGTAGATTCTTTTGGTATTAGTTGATTAAAATTTATATCAACAACATTTTTAAATGTATTCTTACCAAAAATTTTTCTTTGTATTTGAACTATTTCAGCCATTATTCTAAAACTTTAAAAAAGTATTCATTATCAAAAACCAATGTTGATCCGCTGATGACTGTTTTTATTAATAATTTATAATATCTTTCCGGTTCTAACCCGTTCATATATATGTCAAAATAATTACCTTTATTATCCGCGCTTATCTTAGTATAATTATAATCGAAATCAACAACTGTTGTATCCGATTTAACATCTTTTATGGCATAATAAGATGAACTTGGTAAATATAATGAATTGGTATATAATGAAGAAGTATTAAAAAATCTTACAGGAAATTGATCTCTTACATTCAATCTAAACCTATAGATTTCATTTTCATTAAATTCACCCTTATTATTAGATAAAGATACTCTTATATCTTGAGACGTAACCGGTGATATGGCACTTCCCGTAGGATTAAAAGAAGAATCATCCCATTTAAATTCCAATACTGGAGCATAAATAGTATTTGTATCTCTTGAAAAATAATTTAAAGTATAGTTGTATGCTGGGTTAAATTCTAAATTATCAGCAGTTTTTAATAGTATGCCATCATTTGGAATAGATTGGCTTACATACATATAAATGATATTACTAACATCTATGTTTATATCTTTATTCGCATAAATATTAAACGACTGAGTGGAAGCGGAGGCTGTATACCAATTCCCTCCACCCGGATTAATCGATGTAAACGATGCTGTAACTCCTGCAGGAAATGCCGATACTATCCAAGATCCTGTAAAGGATATATTTTCAAAATAAGTAGAAGAAGGTCCTCTATAAACCCAAGAAGCACCATCTGTTGTTATGGGGCGGTCAGCATATCTTCCCGTCCCCATATCCCATGGTCCATAAATAGGTTTTGCTTCTATTGTATAACCAGTTGGTAATCCTGTGGCATTGGCTAAATATAATTTTAATGATGCATTAAAATATCTATTCGATATATAATTATTCAATGTATAATTTATATCAGCGTCTGAAAATTTTATAAGTATCCTATCCGCTGAGGATTGTGTAGCATACAATAAACTTGCATTCTTAGACAATTCTAAAATAGGATCCATCCCAGAATTTAAACTATTATAATCTGAGTATAGGGTAGTATCTTTTTCAGCAAATATTTTATATACAGCCATTTATTTTATTTTTATACATAATTATATACCCCTTAGCGGTTTTTTGACTGCCACTTAATACGTGTCTTACATTTGGAATAGAACAACCAATAAATTCAGCTACTTCTTTAGAATTTTTAAATTCACCAATAATTATTCCATCTTTAATAACAACTCTTATTCCTTTATATGTAGATATCTGTTCATTTTTCATATTTTTACGGGAAATAGAAATCTTTTCTTTAGTCTCCAAAGTATGAAATTTACCGTAAAATGGATTTTTATCACCGATATAACGACCTTTCATCAAATTAGAATGATGTTGTTTTTCTTCTTCGGTAACAAATCTAGTTTTTCCTTTTCCATACTGATTACCTTTATTAGTTTCAGAAAAAGCCAATCGAGCCTCCTCGTATCCTCTAGATGAAATTATACGATTTTGATTTTTATTGGTAGACAACATCTTATGAAAAGATAAAGCTGACGATCTATCTCTATGTATTCTCCATAATAACCAGTGAGCCAAAAAATGCTCGCGAGCTGTTAAAAGAACGATATTATGATGTTTTAATCCTCTAGAGCTAGTACCACCACCTCCTTTTGCTTTAGGTAATATATGATGACCCTCATAATATATACCCTCTTTTTTTTCTTGATATCTTTGATCTTTTAAAATAAATCTAGATTTTATCAAATTATCATATTGTTTTTGATAATCCATTAAGATAATAAATTATTGAAATTTTTAAATTCTTTTATTCTTTGCTCCAATCCGATAGTTCCGCCATTTACTCTTTTAGTAATAGTAGTTACAACAGCATCTGTAGCACCACCATCAGCTAATTTATGTAAACCGTTTTTATGGAAAAACCATGCTGCCGAAGCCAATGGATATTTAGTAGCAACTAAATCTGGGTTAGCAACACAATCTTCTCCGATTGAATCAGAAAAAGCTTTATAATTGTCATGTCCAGTAAGCTGAATAAAGCCACGTCCGTGGAATTTCCAACCATCACCGCTTGCTTCTGGGCCATTTCCCATTCTATTTCCGTAAACTAAATTAGCAATTTTTTCAGGTTTACGCTCATATGCTGCAGCTTTTGCGTCATCTGGGAAATATTTAGAAAAAATACCGCGGAGCCCTTTTGCACCGTAATTTAAATTTTCATTTACTAATTTAAAATTACCAGATTCATGTCCACATTGTGCTAAAAAATGAGCTAAACGCAAAGGTGAATTGATTTCAAATTTGTCTTGAATTCCTGAAATTTGAGCGATAACGCTATCAGGAACATGTCCTTTTAAAGATTCTAATTTTAACATATTTTTAATTTTAATAAGTAACTACTCTTCCGTATATATCCGTATTTGGGTATCTAACCTCAAATATAGACGGATCTAAACTTGGATAAATTATATTATTCATCGTGGCTCCTTGAATGTCATATCCGTAAATAGAATAATCAGTTCCGGAACCATATTTGTTTATTATATTAATTGTTTTTACGCTTTGAACACCTTTAATTTGTGATATCGTGTTATAAATATCTGATATAATAATAGGTTGATTTATCTGCCATTTATCAATATTAAAGTAATCTTGAACTGCAGAAAGAGCTGAAGCTAATACTTCTCTACTATTATACGAAGGGAGGACTATTATATCAAAATTAACACCAATATTGATATAATAAGCGTCTTTTATATTTACAGCATCAGTTATCATTCTATATTCAGAAAGATAATTTCTTAAATTTTCTTTAATTGCTAGAGAAGAATTTGTTAGTCTTTTATTAGCATCATAAGATAAAATATATAAACTCAATGCAAAGGGATTATTGCTGACATAATCCTGCAAATCATTTGGAGCATTACTGAGAGCCAGATCTTGAACAATATAGGCTTTAGCTATAGTTCCAAATTTTGCCGGCATGCTCAAAGCACGTATTATATAATCCTCTTTGGTTACATTACGCAATTGAGTAGGAAAATTAGCTATGGTTTTTAATCTTATATCTTCATCAGAATCTCCACTTCCTCCTCCAGATGAAGGTTGAGGATTATTAAAGCTAACAGTTCCTAGAACATAACTAATCAAATTTTGATTTAAAGCAGTAGGATTTAACGTTACTGGAGTAGATGTAATTTGATATATTTGACTTATAGTATTAGAAGGAACATTTGTTTGAACACCGCCTCCTACTAAATAATTTACAGTTAATGTAGTATTAGATGGTGCTAAACCGTAATCCTGTGTGTATAAAAAGTTAGAAGGATCGAATGCTGTTGTTAATTTTGTAATGGAATTAGCTATTCCCATACCAACATTATTCGAATTAGGGATTATTTCTTCATCCGGCCCTGATACGACTCCTGAACCAAATTCTATTGATAAAGTATTATCTGGGTTAAATCGAGTGATAAACCTCTTAGATACCTTCAATAATTTAAGTAAATAAGGCGTACTATCCGAATATTGAGAAAGAAAAGGATCATTTAATTCATTATTCTGAACCTGTTCAAATACTGTAGATTGCGCTAAATAAGGTACTTCATACCATTTATCACCATTACTATCAGTTATATTTAAAATTTCAACAACATTAGTATCTGGTAATGTTACTGAATTAAATTTAATTGGATTCCCAAATGTAAATGTCGCAGTCTTTATTGTTCCAGCTATTGCTTGAACGCTCTTTTTTAATAGATAATAGTCAGGTTGATTTGTTATGTTATTAATTTGATATACACTAACGGTAGTGGGGTCAGCCGAAGATGAAAAACTAAAATCAACAATATCTTCTGTTACAAATACAACATTAGAATTTGTCAATGATTTTATCATAGTCTCTTTCCCTATAACCAATGCATAGTTGAAATCTGGAGTTGCAATTCCACCGCTTATAGCAGCGGGAATCTGTTGATAAACATCTAATGATACAATTGCTGTAGAAGTAACTTTCGGAGTATATCCCAATGCATACGCCATAGAAATAAGATTCTGTTTGTCTTGAGCGTATAATAGGAAATTTTCTTGTGTCTGTTTATCGATATAAAAAGACAAGACATCACCTACATATGATGCCATTTCAATAAACATATTACCTGGGTTACTATCGCTAAAATCGTTGTACGTATTAGGGAAATAATTTTTAGCGTAGTTTATTAAAGCTTCTTTAAAACTAGAAAAATCTTTATTTATATATTTTATATCAACTTGATTCATTATGTTATCTGTATTACTAAACTATCTTGTTGGTTATTTACACTATAATTCAAAATAAATTTTACATTACTATTATCAATATCTGGGATAATATTCAATGAATTTATTGTTATTGATGGAAAATTATTAGAAATATTAGTTATTAATGATGCCTGAAACTCACTTAAATCCGTATTTGGTTCAAATAAAAGATTCCTAATATCTGCTCCAAAATTTGGATTAAATAGTCTTTCTCCCTTATTAGTCAACATAAAGTTCAATAAATTGCTCTTTATTTGATCTGTTGTAGTATAGTTAATATCAAATATATTATATCTGTTAAAAGGCAATTTTATTCCCATGCCTTTAGTTTTACCCAGATCTAATGTATTAATATTATATTGAACTCTACTAGCCATTTTACATTAATTTTTCTTGCATCTCTTTCCAAGCTATGCTATCTTTTTTTATAAATGGTATCGGAGCATCAAAATCAGGTAATGTGCCATTCAATGAAACATTTACTGCGGTTTCCTGAGACATCATAGGAATAGGTGATCTTTTTTTAGTAGTCATCAAATCTCTAAATTCGTCTCCTGCTACTGCTTCCCTAATCTTATTTTTTAATTCAGATCTGTCTATCGGTTGGTAGTTATTACCTCCACTTTCTCTTAAAGCAACCGATTCTTTAATAGATTTTGCTAAAAGCAATTTAACATCTCTTATATCCTTTCTTAAATTATCAGAAAGTTCTTCTTTAATAATTTCTTTGACAGTTGCTCTTACTGTTTCCTTTATAAGCTCATTAAAAAGCAGTAATTCTTCTTGTTTCATATTTTATATAAATATTAGGTTATAAAATTTATGATCGTATGTTTAAAATAGTTTTTAACTCATTTATGAGTTGATCTGGGGTTGATACCAAACTTGGAGCGGTTTCCGCCGCGATTAATCCAGTATTTCTATCATATGCGCGCCCTATTATCTCTTTTGATCCGTATTTTTCTACTTTTAATACATAATTATTGTAATCTGAAGTTATATTTTTAATATTTTGCTGTCCAGTACCGGTATTTAATAGGTCGTCTGCTAGTAAAGATTGAGCTTGACTTTCATTTATATAGCTACCAATATTGGCTTGATCTGAGATTTTAATAGTTATGTTTAAATTGGAAAATTTATTGATTAAATTATCTAAAATTTTCTGATTCGCTTCAATTTGAGATTTCAAAAACACACTATAAGCACTTACCATTTCTTTTAAAAAGATAATTTTTATACCTTTTTTTAGTATATTGTAGGTAGGCCCAGTAACCGGATTTAACATAATAGCACTTTCTTGAAATGATATTATTGTAGTAAAAATACTTATTGCGGTATTTATTGAAGAAAACACAGTTAATAAATTCTTCAAGTTTACTATTGTATTTTTGATAGAATTTACAGATGTACTAATTTTAGATTCTAAAGCAATAGCTTGAGACTGATCTTCTTTAGTTACAGTAATAACTATAGTGTTTCCCTGAATAGTAACTCTACCTTTACTATCTGATTTTTTTATTATATCCTGTTCTAAAGTATCAATCTTACTTTCTATAATTGGTACTAATTTATTAATCTTATTTATAGCTAAATTAATAGCAGAACCAAAAGGATCAGATACAGCAGTAGTTACGTTCTGATTCAAATCTGTAACTAGATTACTTGTGCTATTTACTTTTGCTACATTTGAATTCGAATAATTAACATTATTTGAAGTGCTATTATTTAAAGATTCTCCAACTGTTGCAGCATTAGTAATATCATTGATATTTTGATTTTTAGTATGTCTGATAGAACTTATGTTATCTTCATTTAATGCCATTATATGGTTTTTGTTATTGATGAAATAATAGGCGAAGACTCTGTTCCATATTTTTTATTTATTCTATTTATCTCTCCTTTTAAATAGCTACCAGCTGCGTTTACAGAGGGTACAGAAGCTGTTCCCATACCAATAGCTTGTGCCGATTCTAATAGATTGCTAAAAAGACTTAATATAGAAGATATATCAGCTATAAAATTTACAACAGATTCAGCCTTAGCTACATGCTCGTTTGTACCTTTTTGAGGCAATCCAAATTGTATATTAGGAGAATTAACAACAAATACATTTTTATTTGCATCTTGTTTTCCAGAAATACCAATATCTATATGCACACTCCCGACAGCAGATAGAGCTATATCATGTTTAGCCGCTAAAAATATATTTTCACCTTTGCTATTGATGACTATTCTATCTGAAGTTAATATGACATAATTTTTGTCATATGAATTAAACTGTTTAAATGTCATTATTTAAATATTCTTATTGTACCACCTGAAGGTTTCAGATCTGATACATTTAATTTATAATTACTAAAATTTTTTCCTCTAGGATCTCTTGTAATGATTGAGCCGTCACTATCGATACCGACAACAACCACAAAATGACTTTTACTATCTAGATCAGGATGTTCAATTGATTTTCTCTCTAAAATAAAAGGAGAATTATTAGATATCAATTTTTCAGATATAGTCTGGTATCCTTTAATTCCACCGCTAATTGGAATTTTTTTAAATGATAAATTATAGACTTTTCCTACATCAAATAAATTCAAATTTCCTGTTTTATCTGTTAATGAACCTATTTTATCTTGATTTACATTCGATATATTTAAACTTCTTAATAGCATAGATATGCAAGCAACTAAGCAGTATGTCTTATTCTGTTGTATTTCAAATGGAACTTTATTAAAAATAAGTTTAGTGCTAGATATGTTATTAACTACTGATTTAGAATCAGGTATGGTGTTATTATCAAAATCGTTATAAGTATTATTTATATTAACTATATCTTTTTCTGTTTCTTTAACAAATGGTAAAAGACTCTCATTTGCTGGAAGTTCTTCTAAATCATCGTCTGTATTATTAGTATTTTTAGTTGGTGTCGAATTAGAAACAGGAAAATTAGATGGAACCGAATCTTTATCTTTATTTACAACACTGTCAGTTTTAGTAGGAGATTGTGTAAAAGGAACTTCCGAAGGATTAGTCGGAACGATATAATTACTTTTAACACTATCATTAATAACCATATTATGAGAATCAAAATTTAAACTTGAAATTTCAAATCCTATATCATGACCATTTAATATATATAATGAAGACCCATCTTTATTGATATCTTCAAATGATGGGTTACTATTATCTCTCTCATGTTGATTATTTGAGATCATTATTAATGGAGATCTATCATTTCCTTTTATTGGACTATTAAAACCATCAATAGATGAACCAAATCTTATACTGTGTCCTGATCTACCTTGTATTGTCACATCTCCTGGGAGTGATATTAATTTTCTAGTTTTTCCTTTTTCATTAAATTGTCCAGTTATAGATACAGAATTTTGAATATTGTTTTTTGCAGTATGACCTATAGTTGAATCGGAGTAAGTAGTTGTATTTTCTATAGTAGATGAAAGTAAGTTAGAATCAGGTGTAGCATTATGCTCTATGGCATTCCATGTATGTATTATATCTGTATAATAATAATCTGGATTATAATTGTTTTGACCACCTTGAGATATATAACTAACCGCTTTCTTTATAAGAACTAATTCATTTAACACTGGGTATTTGCTAAAATGTCCATTCATTGGTTTTGCAACTATTTTAGTAGTTGTTTTCGAATCATTTAAATAAGGAACGCATTCTATTGTTCCTAAAGCTTTCCATCCACCGTATGAATTAAATCTAACTTGATCGCTATCATCCAAAAGAATAAATGTAACTCTAGCTATGATAGAATCATGTATACCCCCTTCAAATGATCGAAGGTCGAATGAATTATCAGAGAACATGGCCGCTGTTCCGACTTTAATTGAATTTTCACCCATTAAGCTGATGGTAACTTTATATTTTTAGAAATAGATTTTTCAGCGGTAGCTTCTTGAGCTAACCTTAATAATTCTTCTTTTTCATTATCTGGTAAAAGAAAATCACCCGTTTCTTTACCTCTAGTCATGGCTTTTTGTACAATAGCTGCCATTTTGATTAATGAATCGTCATTTTTTAGATTCAAATCCATATAACTCGCTATAAGCGGAACCATCATTACCGCATCTCCGGTATTTTGAATAAGCTCTTTTAATTGCTCAATTAGCTCCGTAATCTGCTTTTCTTTAGTAGTAGATCTAGTGTAAATCTCCTGTAGTACGTCTGAAAACTTCTTTTTACCAAAAATTATTTGATCAAATTCTGCCATTTTTATCCTTTTTAATAAATATAGTTTTAAGCAATTTATATTTCACCTTCCAGATACATAACGTTCATAAGGTGTTTATAGACCTTTTTAAGCTCTTTAACTACTTTGGTGATGTTCGGTGTCGATTGGCCGGTGATCTCCCTTATAAAGAAGTAAAAATGCTGTTTATTGAATACTTCTAGATTCTCTCTTCTTTTGAATATTTCCATTATAGCTATAACAATAGTCTGTTCATTCTCCGATACGAATAATCTTTCCATATGTTCTTCAACATATTTTACATACGAATCTATAAATGAAGTTAGTTCACTAGCATCGTCTTTACTTAATAAATCTGATACTATTCTTCTATCTTCATCTACTTCTTCTAATTCAGCTTTTGCTTTTAATTTTTTGAAATTAGTTTCGTTGTAAACTATTAGATATCTTTTAGCTATCGTACCAAAATACGAATAAGCTTTACCTTTTGACTGATCGTACCTATGTAATTTTTCTAAAAGGAAAGTGACAACTTCGTGTTTTAAATCTTCAACGTTGTCTAGTTCTGTATAATAGAACTTAAATGTGTGGATGATGTTTTCGGCTAATTTGTAAAAGCTATGATCGATTTTTTCATTGTAAAGAAAATTACGCTCAGCTTCATCGGAAGAAGCTAAGTACGCGACAATAGCATCTTCTGTAGATTTATCAAAATACTCTCTTGATTTCTTTTTTTTACGTTTTCTTAATTTTCCATTCTTTGTATAAATCTCTTCATCAAAAACTGATTCTAATTTTTTCTTTCTCGGCATACACTCTGCTTATAATTTTATTATTGATTATTTTATACATAACTGTTTATTTTTTAACGTAACTAATTATTTTTTCTTATTGGTATCTTCTTCTTTCATATAATTCTGAAAGTAAGCATTCAATCCCATAGATATATTTTTAATATCTTGGAAAATAAATCCTATCTCGTCGTCTGATTCAAAAACTCCTTTTTGATCTAACTCGTACATTTTTTCTGAAGATGTGCCCACCATAGTTTTAAACTTAGTTAAAAACTCATCTTTAAGTTGAATATCGTCTTCATACATTTCAACTTTTTTAAGTAGATTTTTAATCACAAATGCAGCTGCTACGAGTGCTATAAAAAATAAAATATTAACTATTAACATACTATTCATTTAAAAATTTATTTAAAGCTTTACTATTAGTTTTTACTATCTCTATATTTTTAACCTGTTTGTCGCTTTTTTTTGATTCTATCTTAGAACATAAAAGATCTGCCTGATGTAAGATATAAGGCAAATAAGTTTTTAATTCGTAACCTTCGTTAAAAGATATGAAATAAGATTTATTTCCTTCCTCATATAGACCATCATGGAGTTTAATACTTAAATATTCTTTCTCTGAAATAGAAATTCCATGTTGTTGAAGTATGAATATTGATCGTTCAGAAACTTTCATAAATTGAAGTTCGGGATTAGTTACATATAACTGACCTTTTTTCTTTTGCCACTCTTCAGTACAAGGAATATAATAATCTTCCTCTAAACTTCCAATCTTTCCTAGATCATGATTTAATGCTGAGAAATACATTTCTTCATCTGAAAAATCTAATTCTAGACCTAATTCTTTCCATAGATTAGATATTTTTTCCGTAGCTGAAATAACATTCAAAACGTGTAAAACATATCCTCCCGGAAATGCATTATGATATTGTTTTTTAGATGATGCCGGTGCAGTAGCAATTCTATCAGCTAATTTATCATAAAGATCTAATAGTTTTTCTTTTCTTTTCCCAGTAAATTTTTGATTGATAAAATCAATTAAAGTTTCAAAGTTTTGTTGTAATTGTTCTGCTTTCATAACTATTTGTTTTTTTTATAACCCTTGATGAGGGCCTGTTAAAAATTGTTCTTTTTCTATACTGATTAGATTACGAAGATCTTCTAAAAGATTCGTAACTCTTTCAAATCTTTGTTCAAGATCATCGTATTGTCCTCTATACGCGGAAGATTTCAAATTATTTACCGCTCCTTCTACTTGCTCTAGCTTATTAAGAGCTAACTCTTTATTTTTCATATATTTATTATTAGTTGATTATATGTTTATATATAGTTGATTATTAGTATATAAATATCAGTTAGTTAGTTAGTTAGTTAGTTAGTTAGTTAGTTAGTTAGTTAGTTAGTTAGTTAGTTAGTTAGTTATAGTGTTGTCGCGTATACGCGATATACTTTTATAATGAATTAACATTACAAAAATAAAAGAAAATATAATACAATCCAAATTATTTTTAATATTTTTACAAAAAATTTTATGTTATGTCTGATTTGTTAATAGATTTTAAGTCTCTTAAAGACTCAAATATAGTAAAACCCACCCATAAGAAGAAAAAATCAGTTAAGAATATTTCTTCAGTTAAATCAATAGATGAATTAAATTCTAAAGACATCATAAGCTCTCTTCAGCTTAGATATATCAACCACAAATATGTTATAAATAATGCTTATATATACAAATGGGAAAGTGATTTTTTCTCAGTTTCAGAAAGCGGATATGTGTATGAAGTCGAAGTGAAGGTCACCAGGGGTGACTTTAAAGACGACTTCAACAAAGTAGATAAACATCAACTTTTAGAATCTAACGATCCTTTAGATTTTATAAAAAAACCTAATAAATTCTTTTATGCTGCTCCTAAAGGATTATTGACTACATCAATGATTCCTGCTTATGCAGGATTGATTGAAGTGACATCTCCAAATGAGATGGCAGTAGTAGTAAAAGAAGCTCCTTTTTTACATAAAGAGAAGAGTTTTGAACATCTAAAAGATGTTCTACTAGATAAATTTTATTATCGATATAGAGATTTGTTGTTAAATGGTTAAAATAAATTTGCAGATTTAAAATTAATTTTTACTTTTGCTTTATGATAAACAGAATTTTAGAAGAGGAAACCAAATTTTATAGAAAATTGGATCCCGAAAAAGATTTTACATACAATATGGATCAGGTAAAGGCATTCAGTTTAAAACCTATTGATGAAAAATGGGAAGAAGTCATTTATTATGGAGAATCCTGGTTAGATCCTACTTATGGTATTTATAAGCCACATTATATTTATATTTTGGTAAATCCCGGACTGCCGGGAATTTGTAAAATAGGTTATACTAGAAAAACGGTATACGAAAGATGTAGACAAATAAATTCATCTACTGGAGTTATAACACCATGGTATCCGGTTTTTGTTTATAAATGTCCTAATGGTCCATTATTAGAAAAAGAAATTCATAATTATTTAGAAAATCAAGGAAAAAGAGTAAATAATAAAAGAGAAGGATTTGAGATCGATTCTTACGAAGCTATAAAAATAATAGAAGAATTAGGTAAAAAATATAAAAACATATAAAATGAATACAGATTTTCAACAAGAAATAAGCGATTTAGTAGATAAATTAGAAGAAATTGAGTTAAAAAACTTCACAATGGATCTGGTTGAATGTGTTTGGTATGAGTTTCTTGAATCAGATTTTGAAGATATTGATGAAGAAACCATAGAAGGTTATATAGAAGAAACTGAAAATTCATTAGAAATCATCAATCCTGAACTAAAAAATGACATAGAAATGATGGAAAATCTATTAAATTTACTTAAAAACTATCAAAAAATACATAAAAATGATTAAAATAATACGTTTTACCGCATCATGGTGCCAACCTTGTAAGATTTTAGCACCCACTTTCAATGAATTATCAGAAGAATTCAGCAAAAATGCATCATTTTCAACGATAGATATTGATCAAAATTCCTCAATTGCAGAGCAATATAATATCAGATCAGTGCCTCAGATAATTATAGAAAAAGACGGAAAAGAGGTAAGAAGAATAGTAGGAGTTAAACCGAAATCAACATATATTTCAGAAATAAATATTTTAATTTAAAATTCTAATTATAACATGGCAAAAGATAAAGGATCAAATGATAGCAGGAAAGTAACTTTCGGAAAAAAGAAAAACGGAAAGGCAAAAAAAGTCTATAATAGAAGCGATAAAAAAGAACGCAACTATAGAGGCCAAGGGCGATAGTACTTACTGAATTTTTCCAAAAGGTTTTATAGATGTCCCTTGTTTTTCCAATTTTGTAACAATTTTAGATAAATCTAAGGCATCATTAAATATTGGAACATTATGGGGTATATTTGAATTTAAATTAGCTATATTAACACTTGGATATGAAGTTGTAAAATTATCCAAATTAGAATTTAGCTTACTTAAGTCGATATTAGGATATGACTGATTATTATTCGATAATTGAGATTTTAAATCTACTATTGACATAATTCTATTTTTATAGATATAAATATCAAAAAATTTTAAATTAAATAAAAGTTATGAAAACAATACTAAATCTGCTCAAACGAGCATATCGTTTTTACAAAGTAAAAAGATTTCAACTTCTTTTAGTTAAGCTAAATGCTTGTGAAGAAGCAAAAGACTGGGTAGCTGATAAGTCATGGGAAGAAGTCTACTCTACCTGTCATCGAGGAGATTGGTTATTGTGGCTATTTGCAAAAACTAATCCAAAGGATCTACAACTGTTAACACTAGCTAAGGGTCACTGTGCAAATACTGTTAGACATATAATGACAGACGAAAGAAGCTTAAAAGCTGTCGATGCTGCTATCGCTTTTGGTGAGGGGAAGATTACTATAGAAGAATTGGATGCTGCTGCTTGGGGTGCTGATGCTGCTTGTTCGGCTGCTAATGCTGCTGATGCTAATGCTGCTGATGCTGATGCTGCTGCTTATGATGCTGCTCGTGCTGCTAATTGGGCTGCTCATACTGCTTGTGCTGCTGCTTGGTCTGCCAATGCTGATGCTGAGGATGTTGAGGGTGCTTTGGCTGCTTATGAATCAAATCAAAAGCTAACAGCAGACATCTGTAGAAAATACTTACCAATAGAAATTTGGAATGTAAAATAAAAAGTCATGAATAATTTAGATAAAACATACACAGACCTACTTCAAGACATTCTTGATAACGGTATTCAAAAACGAGACAGAACCGGTACGGGTACTCTATCAGTGTTTGGTAGACAGATCAGACACAAGATGTCTGAAGGTTTTCCTCTTCTTACCACAAAGAAGATGTACTTCAAAGGTATCGTAACAGAGCTATTATGGTTCTTACGAGGTGATACTAATATCAAATACTTAGTTGATAACGATTGTCATATTTGGGATGGAGATGCGTACGTTAATTATCAAAAAATAACTAAGCGTGAAATCGAATTAAATAATGCAATGGCACATCATCCTGATTATAATTTACCTAAGGATCAATTCATAGATAAAATCAAAACAGATGATAAGTTTGCTAAAAAGTGGGGTGATTTAGGTCCGATTTATGGTGCACAATGGAGGAAATGGTTAGGTCATGATGAATTTTACCAATCACAATTTGACCAAATAGACTTTTTAATTACTGCACTAAAAACAAATCCAGACTCAAGACGTTTAATGGTTAATGCTTGGAATGTAGGTGAGATAGACCAAATGGTATTACCACCTTGTCATTATGGATTTCAAGTTTATACGAGAGAGTTGAGTTTAGATGAGAGGAAAAAAATATTTGAAGATAGAGGTTATGTTTGTGATGTATGGCCTTTTAGTGGTGATTGGAATGCTGAGTATAATGGATTTGGAATACCTCGCAGAGCAATCTCATTAATGTGGAACCAACGTTCAGTGGATACATTCTTAGGATTACCATTCAACATAGCATCCTACGGTTTGCTACTTGAGATTATTGCTAAGGAAGTAAATATGGTTCCTGAAGAATTAATTGGTAACTTAGGTGATGTTCATTTGTATAATAATCATATTGAACAAGCTAAAGAACAATTAAGTAGATTTCCATTTGATTTACCTAAATTATTATGTAAAGATGAGTATTGGTATTTAAACGATGTAAACATACCATTTGCAGAAAAAATAGATGAATTCAAACCTGACTTTTTTGCATTAGAAAATTATCAATCACACCCCGCGATTAAAGCACCACTAAGTAATTAAAAGACACACAATGAAAAAGATTGAACAATTAAAAAAGAAATACGAATCTGCGTGTCAAGAATACGTCAAAATGAAAAAGATTGAACAATTAAAAAAGAAATACGAATCTGCGTGTCAAGAATACGTCGATATGTTTTGCGAAAAGCAGGAAATGGAATTTATTGGGTGGGTAGGAAATGAAGTGGGTGGTATAGTCACAGTAAGTGATTTTTACTTTAATTTTAGTGACATAGTGTTGGACATAAACACAGAACAACCAAAAAACGCCATCATTGATTGGTACTACGACAATTTAGAAGTTTTTCAGATCATAAACTATAAAAGCTATACAATGGGGCTCAGAGTGTCGGATTTAATAGATAATAGAGATTTGCCGACCAGCGGTCACAATATTTCCTAGCCCGAAAATAAAAAGCAATAAAAAAGTTTGAAAAGTCAAAATATTATTTATATCTTTACTTTTTAAATTAAATAACATGAATACATTTTTCACCTCAGATCTACACCTAAATCACGCTAATATTGCGAGTAGTAAGACTAGCAAGTGGAAGTCTGGATACAGGACTTTTGATTCTGTTCAAAAGATGAATGATACTCTGTTGAACAATATAAATAATATGGTGGGACAGGACGATAATTTATTCTTTTTGGGTGATTTTTGTTTCGGTGGACATGATTTGACTCCTGATTGGAGAGCGAGAATTGTATGTAAGAATTTATTTTGGATCAAAGGTAACCACGATCCAAAACAACAATTGTACAAAGATCACTTTACTTTTACAGGCGATACGCTAAACGTAACTGTAGAAAATCAACACATATTCATGTCGCACTATTCTCACAGAATATGGGAAGGCAGTCACAAAGGTTATTGGCACCTCTACGGTCACTCTCACGCGTCTGCAGAACATAGTCCTTGGGGTAAGAGCATGGACGTAGGAGTGGATAACGCATATAGATTGTTTGGAGAGTATAGGCCTTTCAAATTCGCCGAAGTTAAAAATATCTTAGACAAGAGAGAAATAGCTTTTGTCGATCACCACAACGAAAAAACAAACGTGCGATGAATACTAAAAATTTAATAATATTGAGGGGATTGCCTGGAAGCGGTAAGAGCTCATTAGCGCACATCGTCTCAGAAGAGAGCGCTATATGTGAAGCGGATAAATTCTTTTACGACACAGACGGCAACTATAATTTCGATGCTACAAAGTTAAGACAAGCGCACGAATGGTGCAGAAACGAAGTTGAAAGAAGAATGAATTCGTTAGCAATTCCTAATATCGTGGTATCTAATACGTTTACACAAGAATGGGAGATGGAAGCCTATTACAAATTAGCAGAGCAGTATGGATACAGAGTGTTCAGTGTCATTGTAGAGAACAGACACAGTGGTATTAATATTCACGGAGTGCCTGAAGATACCCTATACAAAATGAAAAATCGCTTTGAAGTATCTTTGTGAAAAAACAATTAAAAAAGATTAATACGGCATCAATCCAAATATTATCAGAATAAACTTTTAAAAATGGAAAATCAAAACAGTTGCTGCTTCGTAGCAGAAATAAAAGAAATAAAACCAATAGAAGGTGCAGACAAAATAGAACTCGCAGTCATCAACGGATGGAACTGTATAACTCAGAAGGGTAATTACCAAGCCGGAGACTTAGTTATATGTGCAACCACTGACGCTGTCATACCTCAAAAGCTAGCAGAAGATCTAGACGTTACTAATTATTTAAGGAGCGGTAACAGAGTTAGAACCATAAAATTAAAAGGCGTATATTCAGAGTGTCTGATTATCCCTTTTAGTTACGGCAATAACAACAAACTAAAAGAAGGCAGCGATGTGATGAATATATTAGGCGTGTTCAAATACGAGCCACCAGCAAAACAAATTCAGCTAGCTTCAGGTAAGAAAGTTCGATACGATGAGAATCCCAACTTCCATATCTATTACAAATTCCCGAACATAAAGAATGTTCCAGGAATTTTTACCGAAGAGGACGAGGTTGAGATCACTCGTAAGATCCACGGTACCAACGCAAGGTACGGTATAGTCAAAAAGAAGAAAGTCTCTTTGCTAGACAGAATAAAAATATTTGTGAGCAAGAAGTTTAATTTTTTACCCGAATCTTGGTATTGGAGCGAATACGAATTTGTGGTTGGATCTCACAACGTAGAGAAGGGCTCGGACTCACAGGGGTTTTACGACACAAATGTGTGGTACGAAATAGCCGACAAATACAAGATCGAAGAAAAGCTGTGGAAAGCGGTCCGTAGAGAATCGGTTTCCGTAATCGGCCAGGGATTAATACTATACGGAGAGATATACGGTGCGGGCATTCAAAAAAACTACGACTATGGTTTGAAAGATATTAAGTTTGCGGGGTTTGACGTTAAAATTAACGGTGAATACGAAGCACCTACGATGTCTAAGATTATAATCGAGATTATCCTTGAGTTACCCTACGTGAAAGTACTCTATTATGGAGAATGGAATCAGTTTATACAGGACATATTTGTGATGAATAACTTCATCCCAGGCACCAAGATACCGGAAGAGGGTATAGTGATCAAGCACCACACCGGGGAGAGATCAAAGGTAGCCAAGGTAATAAACCCCGACTACAGTATTTATTCAGAGAAAAAAGACGTGGGCGACAGCCACTAGATATGTTAATATTTATTAGACCAGAAGAGTTAGAAGAAGAGTTCATAAATTCATGGAAATTAGGCCTAATAACGCACCCAACTATAGATTACGCAGATAATGCCATCTATGGCATTTTCGAGGGCAAATTAGCCATTATATTCCGATTTAGAGACTATGGTTGGATTAACGATAACCGGTACAATTCGTACCGAATATCATCCGGCTCTGCCGGCATAACGATAGAGATAAAACAGACTAAGCATGAGTAATAGTTCATGGTGGATATTGTCCACCGACCCCAGAGTTAGGCGCATATGCGAATTAGAATACGAAATCACTATAGCCAACATCAGGGGCCACAAGGCCACCCAAGGCGACGAGTACCACGAAAAGAGGGAAGAGCTAGCCAATATAAGAAAAGAGCTCAGTACAAAAACTGATTGTTCTTAGTAAGGATATTATAACCTAGGTCCATCCTAGTTTTCAATTGAGGAACACTAAAATCGACGACAGACCGTATAGTTTCTATATGGCTGTTGTCGATTCCTTTTAAAGAGTGATCCGTGAAATGAATATATCTGTTCTTTTCCAGGGCTCTTACGAAGGAGCTAATATCAGATTCAAACTTATTAAGCTCGTAGATTATCTTATGCAGATGCATCAGATGTGGAGATAGCTTCTTCTCCATGAAAGATTTGTCCACTTTCTGTAAATACCCTAATAGTACATATTGTTTATGCTCCAAGTCAATAGGCGACTGATAGTACCAATCTATGCTTAAAAGATCACTCAATGTCTGTATTTTAATAATTTGTATTATATAAAATTCGATCTGTATACACCGATTTATTATAAATATTCCAATAGGGGCGTAAAATTTTTGGAAATTTTTTATAGGGGGGTTGTGCTTTTTAAAGGTAAAAAAGTGTGTAGGTGAAACGGGGATCGCAATGTGGGGGCACGGTGTGGCTTTGTAGTGGGTGAGTATGGGGTGAGTATGGGGAGGCGAGTATGGGAGCGAATATGTGGGGGAGCGTAGCGGGGGGCGTATATATGTATATATTGAGGATGGCTGTAAAATGGGGCGCGATAGGAAGAGTAAGCTGCGCTATCCCCAGCCTACGACGGTTTTCGTAGGTACAAAAAGTCTTAACTTTTTATTAACAAAATGTACCCTTATCTTTGTTTTGCGGTCGGGGATAAGCCCCCTACCAAATTTTAACCTTTGTTTAACATTTAGTTCTTTTTAGGTTTTAACATAGTGTTAACAGAATGTACCCTTATCTTTGTTTTGCGGTTAGGATAAGCCCTAACAGTGAGAATGAAATTAACACCACGTTAACAGAATGTACCTTTATCTTTGTTGTGCGGTTAGGATAAGCCCTAACAACACATGAGTATAGATAAGTTCTTTGAAATATGGCATACGGTGGCATAACAACCATTTAAAGTTATGAAAACAGTATCTATTAAGATTGAGAATGATTTTTCATCTAGTAAGAAAGCGATATTCATTAAACCGATAGAAGAAACGTTTGAAGGTGAAACGTTAAAGAGAGCAATCGGTGTAGTTTTACATTTCGCATTCGGTGTAATGAATTCACAGTATGATGCACCAAAGGTAACCATCGGGGATTTTGAATTACCAACAGCATTGGCAAAGAAGTTATGTTCACAGGACTTTCTTAACTTCCGATTGGATTTTGGTATCATACGTGAAACCATCATGTCAAACTTTGCTATGTCTGATAAGGATGCAGCATTGGAGTTTATGAAGTCGACTGATAAGAACGGCGTGTTCAAAGATCAAACAGCATTCACTACTGAACAGATAGCTGCACAGGCTAAAGCACAGTTGAGAAATGTTAGATATGCTTCACGCTTCGTTAGAGAGGACGCAAAATCAAGTGTATTCAATGAGCAGTTAGAGGCTCGTATTGCTCTCAACGCGGAGGCTGCGAAGGTTCGCCGCATAGAGCAGAAGAAAGCAAAAGCGTTATTAAACAATTAATTATTAACCCGCCGCCGTATCCATATTTCAAATCTTAGCATCAGATGGGACACGCCACGTTCGAGTCGTGGGCTAAGAACGAATAAGTTACAGACGTACACATAAGCGTGTATTGCTGTTATTCATCCCAGTTCTTTGAGTGTAAGTGAAACCAGCCAAGTGCGTGGATGTCCGATAAGCCGGACGTGAGGGGGTGTATTAAGTTACACCCAGATAACGGGTCTGTTAGTAGCCGTCAACTGTTCACGGATAGAGCTTGATGTGCCTTCATGGTATGAGAGGTATAAGGGCAAAAGAAGATTTGTCTCGGAAGAACAGGCAGGTATTGTGTGGGTAATGCTGACAACAGCAAAGCCAAAGCCTTAGTATATCCGAATGAGTCCTTTGAAGTATCATATTGTCTCAGCCTTCGTAGCAATTCGTAGAGTCAGAGGAATAAACTGCAGAGTCTCGCGTGGTAGCGAGATGCTCTAAAAGCCGTAGTAACTTGTCACGCTTTAAGTCGGCAAAGCAGTAAAGCGATAAATCTTCCTACCTCTAATAGGACCAGACTGGGTTCTGCCTATAATGTAGAATGTGTTAAGCGGGTACGTCTCCGCTGATATGTACGCAATAATAATAGAGATGTAAATGTAATCAAATACACAACCGGACAAATGGCTATACCGGTTAATTCCCGTAAGAAGGATAAATAAGGGAGAGCTTTGCTATAATATCCATAGATAGTGAATTGATGAACCTTAAAAATAAACTTACTGTTGCCATGATTACATTTTACTATTCAGTGTTTTTTAATATGGGTGGTAAGGGAAAACTCTAAAGGAGAGGTTTGTGATATATTGGTATGCTCCACTGATATAAAACGGGTAGCGGGTTCGAATCCCGCTTTCCCTGCTAGTTTTGGGATTAGCAATTGTTAGCCCTGAAGTGTCTACTTCGGGGCTTTTTGTTTAACGATAAATCAAAATTCCCGGGCTTTTTTAGTTTCACGTTAAACAAAATGTGTTTTTATGATGTTTTTGTATCGTTTGAGAACGGTCCAAACATTCCTGTGTGTTTCTGAAAAAATCTATTTTGTTATTAAAAAACGGTTCGTATTTATCGACGAACGAACAAATTTTATCGACGAATAGTTTGTGAATATAAATTATATAATTGTTCCACGTGAAACGTTTGTGAAAGATGAACGTAAAACGCAGATTAGCGTCTCAACTCGCAACTTCGTTGCTCGTTTCGCCTCCACCACATTCTATTACAAACAGACATTATATTCCACAATTTACCACATTTTACCACGCTGCCCTTATTACACCACGGATACATAAACACGTTCTTTATATACTTTCTTATATTTCTTTACCACACTTTAAAACAATATAACATGTCTATTATTGAAATCCAAAGAGTACTTGCTATTGGTTTATTAGAACTTATAATCAGAGAGGATTCCGATATTCCTCTTGAAGAGATTCAGAAGAGAATCATAATGTGTGTTCATAAATGGAATGAAGATAATTATATAGCACCTTATGTAGATGAACCGATGGCGGATATGCTAGATGCTTGTAATGTATTTATGGAAAGCTTTATTGCTCTTGATACTGCTAATGATCTTTTGAATAATTCTGATAGTGATTCTAATAATAATTCTTCTTTATGATTGTTTCTTCTTTTATATTTCTTCTTTATTAATATTAATCTTTAAATTATTTTAGTTATGAACAAATCGTTGATTGGTTTGAGCTCTGCCGCTACCGATAATGCTAGCGCAGCTGTTAAAGTTATTCACCGTGCTGCTGCTGAAAAAATTATCTCAGAATATGAATTGGGCAACACAGGTAAAATAGATACTGAAGATGCTACAGAAATGTTAATTGAATTTTCTAAATGGCAAGCTGAAATAGAAAAAGAGCATATGATTAATTTAGTGCAAGATTTAAAAGATTATACTAGAGAATCATCTATAATTCTTGGACACGACGAAAGAGAAGCATCTGAATTTGTTGAAATGTTCTATAACCGATTAAAGAACTTCAAAGGATAAGCGAAGACAAGAGAAAACTACCATTAGTAGTTCAATGTCCAAATGGAGAACTTACATCACCTAGTATTAAAATGGTGTGGAACAATCCTATGGAAATGTTGGAAAAATCTCCTGACAAGATGATTATTACTTGGAAAGACTAAACAACAGTCAGGTGGCGGAATGGTACGGCTATCGTCTCAAGAAAACACAGAAAAGAGGAACGATATATACAGGTTCAAATCCTGTCCTGACTACTTAATATAAAAATTAATGATTATGAAAAAGTATGTTTATTTATTCTTAAGTTTCTTTTATCTAGTAGTTACTATCGCTACTATAGTTTATATTCTTTTCTTTACTGAATATACTAAAGAGAAACTTATATTTCTTTCTTTTATCTCTTTGATGGGATTTTTATTTACGTATCAGAGTATCTGTATTTACAGTGATTGTATTAGGCAGGAAGGTTACACCGTCGGTTTTGATATTGGATACAACGAGGGTGTCTATGTAACAAAATTGTCTACAGACTCTCAACTGAATGCTGCTAAGGCAGAGTTATGGGATAGCGTAATCAAAAATGTAACAACTGATTAATTAATATCTAAATAAAAATCAAATGAAAAAGTTACTATTATTGTCAATCGTATGTGTAATGTTTGGTTCTTGCATGAGTGAGTACAGTAAAAGCGTTTATGGATTCAAATACAAAGAACACCGTAAAGGATGTTATGTAGGAAAACGAATCAGTTATTAAAAGAAATAAAAGTTATGAAAGAACTACTAATCAAACTAGGTGCTTGCAAAGAAGCAACAGACTGGGCAGCTGACAAGTCATGGGAAGAAAACTACTCTACTTGTAATAGAGGTGACTGGTTATTATGGTTATTTGCAAAAACTAATAAAGGCGATTTGCAACTTCTAAAATTAGCTAAGGGTCATTGCGCTAATACTGTTAGACATCTAATGACAGATGAAAGAAGTTTAAAAGCTGTTGATGCTGCTATCGCATTTGGAGAGGGTAAGATTACTATAGAAGAATTGGATGCTGTTGCTAAGGAGGCTCTTGATGCTGCTCGTGCTGTTGCTCATGCTGATTATTATGCTGGTGCTGCTGCTTGGGCTGCTGGTGCTGATACTTTTGATGGTTACGCTGCTGCTAATGCTGCTTATGCTGCTGCTTATGCTGCTGGTGCTGCTGATGATATTGCTTATGAAGCAAACTTAAAACTAACAGCAGACATCTGTAGAAAATATCTACCAATTGAAATTTGGAATGTAAAACTTTAAATTTAAAAATCATGTTTTCAGAAAGTACATTTTACGCTGTCCCAATTAATTCAGATCATGCTGTCATAAAGGGATATAGAGCCCCTTACTTTTATTTACACGGAGAAGCTGAAAAAAGACACGGATACGATATTTGTAACGCTAACGGTGAAGCATTATCTTCCGCCCTACGTGACGGTGGATTTCTATGCAACATAGAATTTCAAGATGGAACTGTAGAACCTGGTATATGTTTTAATAGATTTGAATTTAAAAAAATGGAGGGATTGGTAGTTCTATTGTCGGATGATAATAATATAAGAGATGCTGTAAGCTATCTCAGGTTTAAAGAAACCCCTTCTTTCGATTGGTCAGAAGAAATGTATCTTCGATCAATAAATAAATGGGATTTAATAAAAATTCTTAACAACAAAAACATAAAAAAATGAGTATCGAATCACTAGATGATCTTAAAACAGCATTAGTTCAAAGAGAAGCTGCACTACAACTTCTAGAATTAATAATGAAAGAAGATGAAAGTACTACCATGCAAATGGTAAAAATAAAGATCACCGCTGTCATATCAAAATGGATTGACTCAGACGTGGTTCTGTCTGATGAAAGTTCAGTTGAGCTTCTAAAAGCATGTCGAGACTTTTTACAAAGTGAAATGACATTAGATCAAGCAAAAGATATTATTAATCAAAAACCTTAAAACAATATGGAGAATTGTAAGTACTGTATAAAACCTATTCTGTATTTATCCGATACTCTTAATAAGAAATACTATTTAACAAAGAACTATGATATGATATGTCATAGACATTTCAATAAATTAAAGCCTCCCATTGTAGCAATGGGAAACTACAAAGAGATAACGGACATTTTAAATAAAATAAAAACACATGACCAGAAAAGAAATATTTGAAGAAGTTCTTCATAGAATAGAAAACGATCAGATTCATTTAAGTCTATCCATCTGCATGACTTTAAAGTATCTTTTCTCTGAATCAGAAATAACCAAAGAGCAATACAAAGATGCTAGTAAGTACTTTCAAAGCAATAAGCCTACGATATTTTCTAAGTTCTATTGGTCCAAGGCTTATAAAGGATACTCTTATTGGTGGACTATGGACAACAAAGGAAAACAAGAAAGAATCAAATTTATTAAATATCTAATCAGTAAATTATGAAAATAGTATTAGGAATAGTTGTATCAATACTTACAACTATTATTTTATTTATGTCCGCAATGAAACAAGAACATTCAACTACTCTATATATAATTTTATATTGGGTAGCGATCATTGGTTATCTAGCAAGCTACTGGATGATAAAATCTTATATTGATAATAAACTTGCAGAAGCTTTTATGGATGGACATGCTTTTGCTAAAAGAAATTTAGAATAACAGTTAAAAAAAAGTTATGGGATTTGAATTACCAATACACCTTCGTGATTACGGTCTGTTCAAAGAAAAATCGGAAGACCCAAAATCCTACACCAAAGAGGACATGATTGACTTTGCTCAATTTTATTTCAGAGAGGAATATAATTCTTCTATCGAAAACGTAAAAACTTCCGAGGAGATATTTCAAATGTGGAAAGAAACAAAAACTTAAATTAGAAATATATGAATCAAAATGTAACGTTGATCGCCGAAGATCTACAAAAGGAAGCGCATGCTATTATTGATAAAATAAAGAGCGTATCACCCGAATCGGAATATCAAGATATTATGAATTCTTATTTTTATCTAAAGCTAGCTGAGCTTTATGATAAGACGGGTTTTGTTCATCCTAAAAATACCACACCATGAGAAATTTTTTATCAACACTTAGGGCAATACTAATTATTCTCTTTGTTATTTCTCTTATCTGCACGTTGCTAATTCTAGCCTACAGTTTTATAGAAGCCGTCATAATAGCAGTAATACATTTAGTATTGAATATTAAATATTCCTTACTATGGAAGACCGCATTATGTGGACTATTATCTTTATTGGGTATTGTGTTTTTACACATTAAAGAACTGAAGGATGAACCAAACGATATTATTAACCAATCAAAAAACAAATAGTATATGTTATCATTATCATGGATTATCATTAGTATAATTCTTTTTGTAATTGTAAACTTTATCTTTGCATTTTCTTTCAATGAAATCATTTTTGAAAAATCAGATATTAAGTATAATAAGTTAATTAAAGTAACTAGAGTTACGCTTCTAATACCCCCAATTGGAATAGCTGCAATGATTATGGTAGGTATTGCCGTTGTCTTTGTTTCTTTAAGAAATTCTTTAATAAAATACTTTAACAAATAAAAACAATAAAATGAAAGTAAAAGTAACATTTAATGAAATCAATCATGGTGACTTCTCAGAGTTTAAATGGAATTTAGAATACACCAAACAAAGCGGTGAAGTAAAAAAGTTTTATCTGGGACAGGATATTAAATTTTGCCGAAGAGTACTAGGTTTGGAAACTAAAGACATCGTTAGGAAAATTGGGAATCCTGATCTAAGAGAAGAAGAAACACAAATTAAACTGGGAGCATTTATTGTAGATCATTTAAATTTATCTGAGCCCTTGTTGGATGATATGGATATCTGGGAACTATCAGCGGAATAAAAAGTCCTCTGTGTTTCGCAAAAAATCGAAGTTGCCTGTAAAAATTATCTGCAAATAAAAATGCGATTATAATTTATCATTGTCTAAAAATAAAAAAATGAAAAAATTAATTTTATTAGTATCACCGTTAATATTATTAGTATCTTGTTCATCAAGAGATGTAAATTTTAGAGTTAAGAAAATAAAAGTTTCTAGTCTAACATATGATACTTATACTTCATCTGAGGTAGAGGTTGTGAAATTAGATTCTTCTTACCGGGCCGGTGACACCGTTTTATCGTCTAACGATCTTGATAGATATTTAATATTAGAAAAAGTTAAATAAAAAATTATGAAAAGAATATTATTTATTATAATTTCTTTAGTATTTGTATTATACTTATGTGCAATTGTTCATAAAAATACAAGTCAATCGGAAAACATTCATTATTACTTAAAGCATAACTATAAAAATTCAGAGGAATTATTCAATAAACTACCAAGTGTTAGTAATAAAAATAATGAATTCTTTTTATGGTGTTGCGATTGTATGCTATACTACGCAAAGAAATGCGGGATGTCATACGAAGAGATTAATATATATCTATTCGTTATATTACAACCGTATCTAATATTACTATTCTTTGTTCTGTTTATCGGTCAAACTATGAAACTCCACCGCCTTCGGTACCAGTTACATATGAACCGGGAACGATTATAGCTATATGAGATTTAGAAGAATCAGGGGCTGAATCCGGATGTTCTAGATATGCCATGTGTCTTATAGCTTTATAATAACCTACATTATTATCTTTCATTATCTTCCGCAATGCTAGGGGATATATTAGATCTTTCACATCATCTTTGGTTGTTTTTATTTTAGGAGATTTAGAGAAGTCATATATATCTGTAACTAAATATGAACCATCTTTCTGTAAAGTATATTTGAACCGCCCTAAAGTTGTACCAACCATTAAATAAGGATTTGAACCTACTTGTTTCATCACGTAATCTAATTTGTCATATTCTTTGTGCGTAACAAATTTAGATACTTCTTCAGGGTAATCTACATATTCGGTCGATCCTTTATTTTTTTTATGATTTCTTTGAATAGCATTATGTATCACCGTTCCTATAGCTTTAATCTGGGAATCTTTAAAATCACTTGTCGATAAATTTCTAGTAGAATATAATTCAGCTACATTTGGATATTGTTTACGCAAAAAAGTTTTAATATCACTTTTAAAAGGCATCATCAAAGAGCCTACCATAGCAGTTCCAACCGCTGCTTTCTTAAAGAAGTTCTTAACTTTAATACCTAGCTTCTGTAATTTTTCTTTATATTTCTCTTTTCTTTCTACAGGAATCTTAGGGTTATCAAAAAACTTTTGTATTTTTTCGTTATATTCTTTAGCTAAATCGGCATTCTTATTACCAAGAATATTCCAGTTAACAATTTTATCTAACTTGAAATATTGTAACTCAGGTTTACTACCATCTTTAGGCACGTCGTATCCATATAAATATTTGGCACCATCTTCTTTAGTCGCTAATCTTATTGGTTCTATGGCATGCCAACCTTTCTTAATTTTATCATCACCTTGATAATATATGCTATTTCTTTTCTTAGTATCTATTAGTTTTTTTGCCATGGAATCATCCATAGCTACTTCTAATAATAATTCTAATAAACTAATCTTACCATTGTATGAGTAAGATTCATTGAGAGTTATATCATCTATAAGGGAGATAAATAATTGCTGTTTGTAAGATACCATATCAATAATTTATATATAAATATCTATAATTTATAAATAAAAATACCAATTTAGTCATTTTTAAACCAATAATATATGTCAATTCTTACGGTTAAACGTAGCGATGCTACCCACTCATTCAATTCTCCAATCGAGAATGTTCAAACGTTAATCAAAGAAATTAACGAAGATCCTTCGGGATTTAATATCACTGTTACCAACGCTGAAGGTAAGAGTTTAAAATTTAATAGTCCAGCAACACGAAGTTCTAAATCTCAAATACGAAATGAAATCTTGCGACTTCAAGAACTTATCTAATCACATCTTAAGCCCTGTCAAATGATAGGGCTTTTTAATTTTTCAATCATTTTTTATTAATATTTAAAACTAAAAAACATGTTAGCAACAACAAAAAAAGAAGTATTAAACACTTTAGTATCAGAAGAAGATGTCGTTAAAGTTTCCGAAACATTCGGAGTCTTGGCTGAAAAAAGAAAATCAGTATCTCCAAGAAAGAAATCTAGGCCTTCATTATCCACGAAAGAAGATTTCAAAACTTTGAATGGTTATTTTAAAGTTAGTACCGGTAATTATGCCATACTAGAGCGTAACATTAAGAGAAATGTTAACACTTTATTACTCGGACCAACTGGAGTTGGTAAGACTGAGTTGATAGCTAATGTAGCCGATGAACTTAATCTTCCTTTAACAATCTTTGATATGGGAACTATGAGTGATCCTATTATGAGTTTGATCGGAACACACGTTATTAAAATGGAAGATGGTAAAACTACTTCTAGATTTGTAAAGAGCAGATTTAGTGAAGTTATTTCCCAACCAGGTATTATTCTTTTAGATGAATTGTCTAGAGCCTCAGCCACTGCGAATAACTTATTATTCCCCTGCTTAGATTTTAGAAGAGAGTTACCTATGGAATATTGCTTTGATGATGTTACTCCGATTAAGATCCACGAGAAATGTGTATTCATTGCTACTGCTAATCTTGGAGGTCAGTATACTGGTACTCACAAGTTAGACCGCGCTTTGATGGATAGATTTATGATTATAGAGATTGATCCGTTAGAAAGCAGTCAGGTTAAAGAAGCAATTAAAATTCATACTCCTGATATACTATCTGTAGTATTAGATAAAATGATAGATGTGTATAACAAGATAAATGAAGCTCACAATAGTTTCAATATCAGTTTTAATCTATCTATAAGACATCTAAAAATGATCTCAGAATTGGTTGACGATGGTTTTACTTTGTATGATAGTTTCTATACTATATGCAAAGGTATCGGAGGAACTGATGGTATGAAATCTTTAGAAAATATTCTAGAAACCGCTAAATAATTTTCAATGAAATATTTCAGTGTATCAAATTGGGAGAATAGTTATTTTGGAGGTTATGAAAAAGTATTATATGACCATCCAGAAATAAGAACATCATATAATGTTAATTGGAAAAACAGAAAAGGATATATTAGTCCTCTTAGTTATTACAATAATGAAAAGCTGATTAAGATATTTCTCTTATCGATTAACAAATCAAAAGAAATAATTAATATTTTTCTTTGTGATCATAGTATAGGAGAAGGTAAATCATTTTTAGGTAAAAAGACAAAAACATTAAATATCAATAGTTCATCAGTTGAAAATGCATTAAATAAAATCATTGATATTGAAAATGAACTAAAAAATCTTTTTAAGAATTATGAAGATGTTATTTGTAATACTGATTTTTGGATAAATATACCTGATGATAAATCTGATAAAGGCGACATCGGATCTGATAACACATCTCATAAAGATGATAGAAATAAAGAGAAGGCTGAAGATGAATTATCTAAGACTAAGAAAAGATTTTACGTTTACGGTAGATCTGAGTCTGTTTCGGGTGAGTTAAAAGCTAATACTACATTTAAGGTTAAAAATAAAAATTCTAATCCAACTGTGTATAGCCAACATGAAACAACTAGAGCTAGTCACTTAGTTAAAATGTTAGATATTAATTTTGATCCTGAAAAAGATAAGATAGAAAATCTCAAGTCTGGTAAATTGAATGTGAATAAGATAGCAGAAGTACCCGCTGGTAACTCTCATGTATATTTTCGAGTAGAAAAAAGGCAAACTACTAGACCTTTTAGTGTTTGCATACTAGCAGATGAAAGCGGTTCTATGCAGGGCAGTTATGATACACATCAATATGAGCTGATGAAGATATTGTACAAAGCATTCAGTGAAATACTTCCTCAGGATAAGATTTATATTTATGGTCATAGTGGAGATTACGATCCTGAAATAAGAATTTATCATGACAAATACAATCAAGTATTTGAATATACAATTGATAATCAAGATCAGGGTGAATGGCAGCAAAACTATGACGGACCTGTAATAGAATCTATTCACGAAAAGATAAGATCTTTTACTGATGATAATATTCTTTTTATAGTTATCAGTGATGGAGAACCATCTGGTGAGAATTATGGTGGTGATTCAGCCATTAAAGATCTAAAAAGAATAATTGAAAAATGTAAAAGAGATAGTTTTGTAACAGTTGGAATTGGCTTAGCTTATAATGCAATGGCAAATATATATAATTACCATATAGTAATTAACGATATGAATCAATTGCCAAAGAGTGTATCTGATTTACTTAATCGAGTAGTCAAATCCGAGTTTCAAGATTAACTTTTCGATATCAATTTTAGCCCTGCCTATTGGCGGGGCTTTTTTATAACAATTAAAAACAAAAAAGATGGATCAATTATTTTTACTGATGTCCGCATCAATGTCAAGAGAAGATATTTTAACTAGATTAAAAGAAGCTATCGATGATCACATTCTTATACCCGACGAGGAAAAAGAAAATGAAATTTTAATGTATGCTCACATGTACATTATAAATAAAATTACAGATGGTGATATTAATAAAGCGAAAGATATGGAAAAAAATTATGAGCTGTTTAAAGAAAGAGAAAAATTATTCTCTCCTAATTCCAACTAAATTGATAATCATGAAAGAACTACTAATTAAACTAAATGCTTGCGAAGAAGCAACAGACTGGGCAGCTGACAAGTCATGGGAAGAAATTTACTCTACTTGTCATCGAGGCGATTGGTTGTTATGGCTATTTAAAAGAACCAATCCCGAAGATATACAGCTTCTAACCTTAGCAAAAGGTCACTGTGCTAACACGGTAAGACATTTAATGACGGACGAGAGAAGCATTAAAGCTGTTGATGCTGCTATCGCGTTTGGGGAAGGTAGGATTAGTAGAGAAGAATTGGATGATGCTGCTGTTCGTGCTGCTTATGCAGCTGCTGATGCTGCTGTTGCTGCTTGGGCTGCTGCTGCTGCTTGGGAAGCAAACCAAAAACTAATTGCTGACATCTGTAGAAAATATCTACCAATCGAAATTTGGAATGTAAAATAAAAAGTTATGAAAGAACTACTAATTAAACTAGCTGCTTGCGAAGAAGCAACAGACTGGGTAGGAGATAAATCCTGGGAAGAAGCATACGCAACTTGTCACAGAGGCGACTGGTCGCTGTGGTTATTTGTAAGAACTAATCCAAAAGATATACAGCTTCTAACACTAGCTAAAGGTCACTGCGCTAACACAGTTAGACATCTAATGACAGATGAAAGAAGTTTAAAAGCCGTTGATGCCGCAATAGCATTTGGTGAAGGTAGGATTAGTAGAAAAGAATTAAAGATTGCTGCTGCTGCTGCTGCTCGTGCTGCCGATTATGCTGCTTATGCTTGGTCTGCTGCTGGGGCTGCTGCTCGTGATGCTGCTTCTGCTGCTTATTATGCTGCTGATGGTTATGATGCTGCTGCTGCCGCTTATTATGCTAGTGCTGCTGAAGAAGGAAACCAAAAGCTAACAGCAGACATCTGTAGAAAGTATTTGCCAATTAAAATCTGGAATATAAATCTTTAAATTTAATAAAATGAAAGAACTATTAGAGAAACTAAATGCTTGCGAAGATGCAAAATACTGGGCAACTGGCAAGTCATGGGAGGAGGCTTACTCTACTTGTAATAGAGGTGACTGGCCGTTGTGGCTATTCCAAAGAACTAATCCCGAAGATATACAGCTTCTAACTTTAGCAAAAGGTCACTGCGCTAACACGGTTCGGCACTTAATGAAAGACGAAAGAAGCTTAAAAGCTGTCGATGCAGCCATTGCTTTTGGAGAAGGTAAGATTAGTAGAGAAGAATTGGACGCTGCTTGTGGTGCTGCTGGTCGTGCTTCTTGGGATGCTGCTGATGGTGCCGCTCGTGCTGCTTATTATGCTTCTAATGGTGCCGCTCGTGCTGTTACTGCTGCTGCTGCTGCTTATTCTGCTGCTTATGCTGCTGGTGCTGCTGGTGCTGCTGCTTGGGCTGCTTCTGCTGACGCTGCTGCTGCTAGTGCTATTGTTTATGATGCTGCTGTTGCTTATTGTAGTACTTATAAAGAAAACCAAAAATTAACAGCAGACATTTGCCGAAAATATCTACCAATTGAAATTTGGAACATACAAAAATAATTGAATCATGGAAAATCTTAAAATTCAAAAATCAGTTTATCCTGATAATCCTATCAATGAAGAACAATGGTTAAATGAATTTAAAGTAAGTAGTAGGGCAATATCTATTCATAACACTCAAGATAGAAATATAAATTCAAGAGAGTTAGATTTGATGGAAAACTATGACTTTAAAAAATTAAATACAAAAAAATATGTATAGTATTTTAAAAGTAAATAAACCAAAAAAACTCAGACAGATTGGTATTGAGAAATTAAATATTAAATTCCCTAATATAGTACCAATAGAAAATGAGGATTTGAATATTGAGAGAATGATAGTTAGAACATTAGAAAAATGTTTTAATGAAAAAAAATGGACTAGGACTCAAACTAGTATCGTCACAGGTATATCAGAAAAAACAATGTATACTTTGATCAGAAAATATAACCTAAGAAAAAATATAAAAAACATCAAATAAAATTTATAATGTTCTTGCCATAAAATTCGTGTTTACAATAAAATAAATAGTTATGAAAAAAAATGATGAAATGTTAATTAAACTGTTAACAGTGAGTAATATAAATAATCCTTTACCAGTACCACCGGTTAAAGAAAGAGCGAAATGTATATGTTGTAATAGAAGTTTAAGAATCTATATTCATAACACAAGATGGGATAGTGTTAAACGTAGGCATGTAAAAACTTCTGATAGTACATGGAGATATGTTATATATGATGGATGTTGTAGACAAAAATGTTTAATGATTTACGGGATGAAATCTATATACAAAAAATTAAAAATAAATTAAAAAATTATTATATCATGAATGAAATAACAAAAGGTTTAAAAGCTTTTAAAGAATCAAAATCATTTGGAAATTATGAAATAAAAGTTAAGGTAGATAAAAAAAGAAACACTATTTTATATTTCCACGATTTTAAATTAGCAATTAAAACTAAAGATGGTAGATTCTTTTATAGAGCTATGAATAGCCATAGTATAAAATATGTTATTCATCGAATTATATCTGAAATATCGAATAAACATTATAGTAATCGGAATAGATCCATTGATAATTGTGAGATAAAATTAAATTCATGGTTTGAAATTATAGATCTCAGCCCGTTCATGATTATACATTACGAAAATCCTTTAGCTTCTTAACCTAAAATATAATAAATGAAAAAACAAACTTACGAAGGTGCTTTAAAAAAGAAGATGGCCAGAGAATTTATATTTTCTTTTTTCAAAGATACGGGCATCGTCGGTCTGGCTGGGCCAGATATCAATCAGTATCTAAGTTGGTGTAAAACCAATAAATTTATTGATATAGAAATTTGGGAAAACAGTAATAGCGTTATGCTACATCAGCTATCTAGTTTAAAACTAGAATCAGATAATGATACTAAAACTAATTATAAGTTTGGTGATATCCTTTCAGCTGAAACAAATAAGAATTCTGTTTACGATTTCGATTTCTTTAGTACAATCCATAAAAGCTACGATTATATAAGGAAGTTTAAAAACGAAAGATTTGTTATGACTTTCTGTGTTAGAGGTGTGGGTTCTAATGAAACCATAAATGAATTTTTTAAATGTAGGTCGGAGAAAATTATACAAGAGATTGAGAAGGATTCTCCGTTACATCATTTTGTAATCAAAGGAACGTTCGGAAAATATATCAGAGTGAATTACTTTGATACGTGTCCCATGATGATGATAGCAAAAATTAGTTAACATTAAAAATAAAAAAACATGCCAAACAAAACAATCAGATTCTATTCAGAAAAAGAAATAGAAATTTTAAAAAGAGTTGCAACAAATAAGAAAAGCCATGAGGAAAACATTGCTTATCTTTCTAAAGTTCTAAAGAGACCCATCACTGGAGTTGCCGCAAAATATTTAAATGTAAGAAGAGAAATGGGAGTAGCTAGGAAACATACAAAAACTATAGACAAAGAAATAAAATCTAAGTCTATAGAATTTCCAAAAGATATAACTTTGGAGTTCAGCTCTAAAAAAGTTCTAATACAGAATGATAAGATCATTATCTATTTTAAATAATTTTTAATTCTAAAAATCAAAACAATGGGTACACCATTATTACACGCTCGAAGTTCCGTAAAGAAATACGGAGGAGAAATCAAAGACTATATCGAGATCCATAGATGGTTCGATTCAACAAAAGGGCATCTGCCTAACTTTAAACATCGATGCATTCTTCACAATTCTTTTGGGATGCTTCTGGCAGAACAGGTATTCGGGGATTATATTACTAACTCCGATGGTAAGATGGTTGAAGTAAGACAGATAGCTTATCATCATATCTTGGAAGATTGTGGGTTTATCCCGACACTTGAGGAATGGTTAAAAAATCTTCAAGCACAACCATGGATGATGAAGTCTGATGAGACACGAAAAATAATAAAAGAAATTGAATCTTCACAATTAAAAGAACAAACACATGAGTGAGAAAACTAAAAAACTTTCATTGAATGAATGGCTTAAAAAACTTTCATCTGAGGGTAAAGAGATAACCGTATCTTGGGAGGGGGGAAATGATAGCGGATGTTATTACGCTCACATAGACAACGGTGATTTAGGTTATGATGATGAGTATGGTAATAAACTATGCGCTTTTGTAGCTGACTACATGGAGTATGGTAGCTTTGCTGGAGAATTTAGTACTACTGGAAAAGTTTTTTATGATCCTGCTAAGAATGCTTTTATAGGTGATGATGATTATTATCAGGATGAAAGTCGTAATATAGATTGTAAGATACCTTTAAAGATATCAAAAGAATTATGGTTTGATTCTTTAAATATAGATATCAACACAAATTATGCTTGGGAAGAATATGATATTGACTCAGTTGATGTTAGGTTGGTGGTAAACAATGGTCCTATAGTAGACTTGCACTCTGATACAGAAGAAACATTGAAAAAATATATTTACGATGAAATAGTAAATTTAGTTACATCTCATTTTTCTTTGGAGGGAATAGATAATCTGCGTAACATACATGGTGAGTATAATATCTTATTCAATACATTTAAAGAAGAAGGTGATTATAGAATTGGATATATAAAATCTATTGATTGTACTTATGAAGTATCTAATTACAAAGATGTATACATCGAATTGGAAGATGATTTATAAATAATTTTTATTAAACAAAAAATTAAATTATGAAAAAATTTGATTATGTAAATGCTTCATATTCAGTATCAGGCATGGGTAATATGACCTTAAATGAAGCATTGAAGTTGTGGAAAACAAAATATCCATCTTACGAACACTTTAGAAGAGGTGTGATTAAAACACAATACCTTAATGATTTTGGAGAATTTGTAAAAGATATGTGGGAAGAAATTATTCCCATAACAATAGAAGAAGCTTTCAATGAAAAGAATGCTGAGAGACGAAGAGTATTATTTGATTGCATCGGGGTAGAAAAGATTTTTAAGAATCTAGATCCTGTACTTCTTGATAGGAAAGTTATTAGTAAAAAGAGAAATAGATGGGATGAAAACAATAATCACTGGGTACACGAATTTGAAGATGAGTATGAATTATACAAAATAGATCCAATGAAATTATTTAGTACATCGGATTTATCAAGATGGCAAACTAGACCAAGATTAAATTACATTGCAGTAAGATGTAGATGTACATCCACAGATAGAGAATATTGGATATACGTTCCGGAAGAAGCTGCTTTAGTATCTGGTTTTATGTGGTCTTCAGATAATGAGAAGGTATATGATGCAATCAAAGCAATTGCATGGACTATAAGAATTGACATAACAAATCCAGAACGTATATATCGTCAAGGTGATATAATCGTAGCTAAAGAATCTAAGGACTCTGTGAGTACTACGCCATATCATTTAACAAAAGATCAGTATCTGAATTTAATGTATTCTGAGACTTAAAAAATTCTTATCTTTGTAAATATTTATATATATAAAAGCGGGGACAGGGTTATCTGAACAACCAATAGTTATGGCAAATAAAAAGACAAAAACAAAAAAAGTAAAAACACTGTGCCTTGGGGAAGGAGAGCATCTTAGCGCTACCACCGGACAGATGATAAAGCACGTAATCAAAAGCGACGCTGGTATTGAGTTTGAACAAGATGGTGACGCTATCAAATTCATGCTTAAAGACATGGGTATCTTAACCCATGATGAACACGATAGAATGGTTTTTGAACCAGGTATTTATCGCAGCACAAATCAGGTAGAATTCAATCCTCTTGATCAAACAATCAGCAGAGTATTTGATTAGTACAAGCATATACTTGTACGAGGCATGTAGTAAGCCGTTATGAGGATGTGTTTCTAGTCACATCATAAACTACCTAGAAAAACTGGAGGAGCGGGATTAATAGTCCCGCTCTTTTTATTCCTTTGTGTTTCCTAAAAAATCAAGTTGCTTGCTAAAACTAATATCAATAATTAGGAAACAATTTATATATTCGTAAACAAAAGTTTTAAAACAAAATTTGATTATGAAAAATCTAATATTATTATTTTTATTTATCCCTTGGATATGTTCAAGTAAACAAATAACACAAAGACAAGTTAGCACAGATTCAGTATCAGTAGACGAACTAATAAAAACTGTATGGGCATTACCATTTAAACATAAAGATATTGTGGTGGCTCAGGCGATACTAGAAACCGGATGGTTTAAATCCTATAACTACATTACTAACAATAATCTTTTTGGGATGAAACACATCTATACAAGGGTAACTACTTCGGATACAACCATCAATGGGTATAGCCATTATCCCAATTGGAGGATGTCCGTTATAGATTACTATCTGATGCAATCAACCAGGGAGAGCATAATTCCGACTAGTAGAGAACAATATTATAGATACCTCGATATGGTATACAGTGAAGTGGGTTCAAGTTATTCTAACCAATTAAAAGATATTATCTCTAGATTGGATATGCCGGAAGTAGAACCCGTCCATAAACAACATTCTAAAAAACATCATAAAAGATCAAAATAAAAAATCATGAAAATAGAAGTACCATCATTAGAAGAACTTGTAGAAATACAAAACACTTTAATTACTTTAAAGACAGATGCCGAAATGGCATTAGACGGTGAATGGGATAAGTCCGATGAAGGGTTCGAAGCTCAAATACATTTAATTAATAAAGCTTTATCATTCTTCAATAAGGGATAAAATTTTATTAATAATTTTATTATATTCGCATTTAATAAACAATAACAAAATAAAATTTAAATTATGAAAACAAAAATTTTCTTGCTAGTTATCTCATTAGTTTTACTAGGTTATATTATTGTAGATAAAAGCATTTACACGAAAGATGAATTAAACGTTATCGTTAAGCAAAACTATATTGATAGTTTGAATGATGAGATTTTTAATACAAAGGCAGAACTGGGTAGGTATGAACTTTCATTGGATCATCTGAACGAAGTTAATCCTAAAGCTGGAAAAGAGTTTGAAACGTATTTTAATACACAAACTGAATAATAATAAAAAATATTTAAACCCAAATAATTATGCCAACATTTTCAAAACAAGAAGAAGTATGGGTAGACGTAGACGTAGACATCTCAGTAGAAGCGTTTTACGATGAAATGGACTCAGACGATAAAATAGAAATGCTTGATTTATTACGATCAGATGAAGATCCAGATCTACGTGATATTATACTTGAAACTGGTAACCGAGGATTCGATGCACAAGAATTTGAAAAAGCTATCCACAAATTGATTAACAACTACGATCAGCTTACTACAAAAGAAGCAGACATTGTTGTAGAACTAGCAAAAAGATTTATATAATTCTAATTAAAAAAAAATCATGGCAAAATTCACAAAAACATTTAAAATTGGCGAATACGCCGCAGGTGGTATTATCACTATTGAAATAAATGGTAAAGAAGTAACCATCATAAATAAGGAATGGGATTTTTCTAAAGGATCTCGTAGGTCCAGCGATCAGAGCGGAGCAAAGGAATTGCAAAGAGCATCGATAAATATTGAGAAAAATGAGACAGAGGCCTTTTACAACATAGATGATTACTTAAATGAATTAACCACTTCTTATTTTTCTAATAAAATAATAGAATGGATTAAATCAAAAATTAAAAAATAGAAGACTGAAGTTTTATGTTCAATCTTTTTAGTTAATACAAAAACAAAAGTTATGAAAGAACTACTAATTAAACTAGCTGCTTGCGAAGAAGCAACAGAATGGGCAGTTGATAAATCTTGGGAAGAAGTCTATGCAACTTGTCACAGAGGTGACTGGACACTATGGTTATTTCAAAGAACTAACCCTGATAATTTACAGCTTCTAACACTAGCTAAGGGTCATTGCGCTAATACAGTCAGGCATCTAATGAAAGACGAAAGAAGTATTAAAGCCGTTGATTCAGCTATCGCTTTTGGTGAGGGTAAGATTACTAAAGAAGAATTGGATGCAGCTGCTACTGCTGCTTCTGATGCTGCTCGTGCTGCTGCTGATGCTGTTACTGCTTGTGCTGCTGATGTTCGTGCTGCTACTCGTACTAATTATTATGCTGCTTGGGCTGCTGCTGATAGTACTGCTGCTGATGCTGCTTGGTCTACTGCTGCTGATGCTGCCCATGCTGCTGCTTGGGCTGCTGCTGTTGCTGATGATATTGCTTATGAAGCAAACCAAAAGCTAACTGCAGATATTTGTAGAAAGTATTTACCAATGGAAATTTGGAATGTAAAATAAAAAGTCATGAAAGAACTACTAATTAAACTAAATGCTTGCAAAGCAGCAACAGATTGGGCATCTGATAAGTCATGGGAAGATATCTATACAACTTGTCATCGAGGTGACTGGCTGTTGTGGCTATTTCAAAAAACTAACCCCTATGATCTGCAACGTCTAACACTAGCCAAGGGTCACTGTGCTAATACAGTCAGACATCTAATGAAGGATGAAAGAAGCGTTAGGGCTGTCGATGCTGCTATCGCATTTGGAGAGGGTAAGATTAGTAGAGAAGAGTTGGATGCTGCTGCTTGTGCTGCTGATGCTGCTTCTTATACTGCTGCTTATACTGCTGCTTATACTGCTACTTATGCTGCTGCTGATGCTGCTGCTCGTGCTGCTTCTGTTGCTGCTGGTGCTGCTGGTGCTGCTGGTGCTGCTGGTGCTGCTGGTGCTGCTGGTGCTGCTCCTGCTGTTTATGGTAGTGTTTATGAAGCACACCAAAAACTAACTGCAGATATTTGTAGAAAGTATCTACCAATGGAAATTTGGAATGTAAAATAATGATTTTCATTTATTGTCGAAATAAATTTTGTATATTTAATTATTAAATTAAAAGTTATGTCAACGTTATTAGAAAAAGCAAGACCAGAGCTATTACTAGCTATAGAAAAGTACAAAGCAAAGTTTCCAATCATTAGTGAAGGGGTAGAGAAGGAGCTATCTAAAATCGAGCATGTGGTGGACTTAAGGTATGGTACTTGGTCTGATTTAAAAAATATGTATGTAGGTCTTTACAATATTGAACCAACAACTCCCTTTCTATTATTTCTTTAAAAAATAAATTATGGCAGACACAAAAGCATTAGATGATTTTAGGAGAAGAATGATTAAGTTAAACATTGATATTAAATTTGGTGGTAATTATCCATGGATTTATATTGATGCGGTAAACGGTAATAGAATACGGGAAGAAGATTATTATCTCGGTGATCACGGATTCACCGTTGCGTTTCTCCCATTAAAACCCGGCAAAAAGATGGAGCTTACGGATATAACTAAAATTTTTAAACTAATAAGAAAATACAGATAGTATGAACATTAAAATTAAAGCAGCGCTCATAGCATTTTCCATAATTCTAGTCGCGCTCGTATCGGGAATCCTCGCGATTATTTATCCGCAGATTATTTGGGTAGTAATAAAAGTAGCGTTTTCAATTATGCTTCCTACAATGATCTTCTATGGGCTTTACCTATCTATATTAGATAGATTAAAGGACAAGGAAGAACAGAAAAAGAAAAGAGCTAACAAATTATCCGACCCCGATCCAAGTCGTATCAACAGCACTGCACCTGTACATTTAGTACAATTCGAATCATATGATAGTATACATAATAAAAAATAATTATATTGAAATCTTTTTTAACCAATAAAAATTACAACTATGGGACTAGACATGTATTTAACTAAGAGAATTTATGTAAAAAACTGGGATCATACTGCCCCAGAAGAAAGAACCTTAATTACTGTAACAAAGGATGAAAAACCTTTAGATGGAGTTAATGTATCTAACATATCATATTTAATTGAAGATGTTGGGTACTGGAGAAAGTTCAATGCTTTACACAAATGGTTTGTTGATAATGTACAAAAAGGAGAAGACGATTGTGAAGAATATTATGTTAGTATAGATAGTATAAAGAAAATTCTCAGTATACTAAAAGTAATAGATAACGATAATTCAAAGGCAGAAGAATTGTTACCATCTCAGGAAGGATTCTTTTTCGGAACGGTAGAATATGATGAGTGGTATTTTAATGATGTGAAAAGGTCAATAGAAATATTTGAAAATATCTTGTCTGATAAAGAGAAAAATATTATATCAACCGATTATTACTATAGATCTAGCTGGTAAAAATTTGTAAAAAATTAAAAATTAAAACTATGATACTAAAATTAAATTCTGTAGGATGTGTAATCAACACAGATACAAAAATGGTTTATCCGATGTACAATGAAAAATTTCAAAAGATATATCGTAGAATTTATGATGAGAATAGTGGTATCCATTTAGACGAATGTTCAAAAGAATGGGTAGACGCTTTAAGTGAAGATGATATTATGTTAATTAATGAAACCGATTGGGTTGAGTCCTTATGTAAAGATGATATCATTTCAGTCAATAAAAATGAATTATGAAAAAGAAACGAAGATTTTTCTATCACTACTATAAGAAATTCAATAAAATGTCTGTACACTTCGAAGGTAAGTGCACGGTGGTAGATAACATAGAATGTCAGGTTCCTTGTGAAACTAAATGGAACAAGACACAGCCTTTCATAGTCATGAGGGGATTTGCAAATGAGATTATCATCGAAAACAACAAAGCAGTAATAAGATGAAAGAACTACTAATTAAACTAGCTGCTTGCGAAGCAGCAACAGAATGGGCAGTTGATAAATCATGGGAAGAAATTTATACAACTTGTCACAGAGGTGACTGGTTATTATGGTTATTTCAAAAAACTAATCCAAAGGATTTACAGCTTCTAACTCTAGCTAAAGGTCACTGTGCTAATACAGTCAGACATCTAATGAAAGACGAAAGAAGCTTAAGAGCTGTCGATGCAGCTATCGCTTTCGGAGAAGGAAAGATTACTAGAGAAGAATTGGATGCTGCTTGGTCTACTGCTGCTGATGCTGCCCATGCTGCTGCTTGGGCTGCTTATGCTGCTGCTCAGGTTGCTTATGCTGATGCTTATAATAGTGCTTATGAATCAAATCAAAAGCTAACTGCAGATATTTGTAGAAAGTATCTACCAATCGAAATCTGGAATATAAAATAAAAAGTTATGAAAGAACTACTAATCGAATTAAGTGCTTGTGAAGAAGCAACAGAATGGGCAGCTGATAAGTCTTGGGAAGATGTTTATAATACCTGTCACAGAGGTGATTGGTTGTTGTGGCTATTCAAAAAAACCAACCCAGACGATCTACAACTGTTAACTCTAGCTAAAGGACACTGTGCTAACACCGTGAGACATCTAATGACTGATGAGAGAAGTATTAAAGCTGTCGATGCTGCTATCGCTTTTGGTGAGGGTAAGATTAGCAAAGAAGAATTGGATGCTACTGCTTGGGCTGCTGCTGCTTATTATTTTGCTGTTGCTTCTGCTAATGCTGCTGCTTATGTTGCTGCTAATCCTGCTTATGAAACAAACTTAAAACTAACAGCAGACATCTGTAGAAAATACTTACCAATCGAAGTTTGGAATGTAAAATAAAAAGTTATGAAAGAACTACT